GAACCATCAGCTATAGTTTCCGCACTTTGATTCTCTCCCCCATAGACCGTTTGACCGTTGGCGTTGTATTCCCAATACCAAGATTTAGTCATGGAGCCCATGCCCCCGTGTCCTTGTCCAGTCGAGACAAATGTTCCATCTTCGGCAATGTCATAAACGCCAATAATCAGATATTGTCCGGTGGTTTGAGTATAAGTAAGTGTGAAATCACCAGTAAATGTGTCGTTTGTTCTGATAGCTTTATCACCTGCGTTGCAGTCAACGCCATCACCGCTAAACGTAAAAGAACCAGTTGCTCCGTTCCACTCCCCGGAAGAACTAGACGTAGTGTCGCAAGATACTTCTGCCACTCCCGCGCCAAATCCTGATAACGCTGTTGATCTTAGCATCTTAAATCTCTGGATCGCTGTCGAGGCGATTGCGGGAGTTAACTCGATCAACTAGGTCTTGTGGAAGGTCGGCAGAGTCAAGGACAGCTTTGTTGGCCAGAGCATTCACCAGCACAGCGAAATCGGAAGGAACAGCAAGCCGCTCATCCAGTTCCGTTTGCGTTTTTTCTCGCACTGTCCACGTCCGCGTTACTTCAGTGTCTGTGATGACTTCAACTGGCCCCTCTTGGATTTGTGTTGCGCTATCGTAGTCAACGTCATTGTTGACAAGAATTACCGGCACCCAGTCGATCGCCTTGTCTGGAAGAGAAGGTGGCGTTCCTGAGCGAAACTCTTTATCACTCTCGACTTCTCGTTTGATGACACCAGCTTCTATCAGTGCGTATCTAGCCATTATGTGTCAGTCCCTGTATCTATTGTATAATGTATCCGAATGCCGTGAAGCCGTGCATCCTCGGCAAGTGTGTCACCACTTACATCTCGACTGACTTCAAACATGACATAGTCTTCCGCTGTGGGAGTACTGCCAACAGTGACACTTACTTCAGCCGATATCATTATATCGTCAGCCGTTGTACTGTTGGTATCTGCTGCGGGAGATACGGGCGACGGAAAAGCAGTGGTGAGAACTTCATCGTCCCCCAATGATGTGGCTGCGATCGCCCAAAGAACAGTATTAGCAGTGGTCCCCGTAGCTGACCAAACAAATTGACAAACCAACGTACCAGCATCCCAACTTTTGGGCATCTGAAGGCCGAAATAGGCATAGTCATCAGCATCAGTTGCAAAGTCCATCGTTCGCGCCGCGAAGAGCGAAGTGCCAATTTCGACGACATTCGATGTGGCGGGGGCAGTCGTCACGGCAGGTTCCATGGCTCCCGCTGGCCACCAGATAGTTTGCTGCCCGATGGTGCCACCTTTTGCGGCGACGAGGTTACCTGTCGAGGACGAGAATGCTGCAAGCGCAACCGGATCAGTAGAGCCGTCGCCAACGACGATTGACCCGTCGGCCAAAACACCCATCGCGGTAATTGGATCAGTACCAGAGCCTAGCAAAATCCCGCCGTCAGTGAGAGTGGATGCTCCAGTGCCGCCGTAGGCAACGCCAACGTCGGTGCCTTGCCAAACGCCTGTACCGATAGTTCCGACCGTAGCAATTTGTGTGCTACCAGTCCAATCGTCCAGGCCATCTGGTGTAACCGCTCTCGCTGTGTCGGTCCCAGTATTAGTCTCCGCGCCCGTCGCCAGTTCGACAACACCTGTGGCTGTCGTGGTCGCAGCCTGTTTGATGTTGCCGAAAGATGTCGCAGCGGACGCTACGTCGGATAGATTGTTGGCCGCTGTCATATCCCCCGAACCAGCAGCAACCCAAGACAATTGACCAGAACCATTGGTCTGGAGAACATTTGTATTGGAGCCATCCGCTTGAGGCCACTTCATCCCATCAAGAACCAAGTCACCAGTGGTGTGAGGGGTTAAATTTATGTCACCAGCAGCATCCGTTGAAGTAATGGAGTTGCCGTTTAATTGCAGATTGTCTACAGTAATATCGCCGGTAACACCCAAGGTTCCGGCCATCGTCAGAGAGGCTACAGCGGTGATATTGTCGCTGTCATCAATAAGAACAGTGCTGCCTTGGATTAACTTACCCGTTGTGGAATCAAATCTAGGAATAGCGTTATCAGTAGACGAACTTGGACCATTTACATCGCCACCACCGGATATTGACGTATACCAATTTGTGGAATCAGCCGCCACATACCTTCTAGAAGAACCAGCAACTAGGGTATTACTGTCTACAGCGTCAGCAGCCCCACCATCAATCGTATCATCCGTATTAGGCCAAATCTGGATAGTCTGAGCGGAATCATCATTGATAATGAGTATTTCAAGACCTTCAGCAGCAGTGGGCAGTTTTACCCCGTCCCCATTAACAGCCGATACAGTTACCCTGTTGGTACTCGTGGTTAACGCAGTAGCACCCGCTTGTGTCTGAGTGGTCCCCGCCGTAATACTGTCTGTTATGGTAGTCGTACCATCCTGCAAAGCCTCAATCTCTGATGCAGCGGCGGCAAAGTTAGCACGAACTGAAGACGTTGTGGGTATGGTTGCTACTGGTTTTGTTGCGTCAATGCTAGATGCCATTATCTAATCCCAATAAGATGCGCCAAAATCCCACACAGAATGTCCATCATCCCAGATAGAATTTAGAGAATCAGTGTTGTCTACAGTACCCGAACCAGTTAGATCACTCGCTGTGACCTCAGTGGCCCCCAAGAACCGTTGTGTCTGTGGAGGGCGAGGATCAGGCACAGACTGCCTGTCAGGACGCCCCTTGGTCTTGTCTTGAGGATGTCTAGGCTCCCAAGACTCCTTCCTTACAAGAAGACCATTCCACTCTTTACGGGCCTGAGAACGCTTGATCTTATGCCCGGTTCTGTCACATATGATATTGTAGTCACCGGGGTCATAATAGCCTTTAGGCATTAGTCGCGGCTCTGCAAGACAGTCATTTGGATTTCTGCCGTAGCGGAGTAAGAATTGACAATCAAGCGAACAGCAGTAGCGTTCTTGCTGATGGCCGAAGTGAGGTCAGCAGTCTTTGCAGATAATGCCGTAACGGCCACCCACGAGATTGCATTGCTGTTTGGGGCTTGAAACAGGTCAAATGTCTCCTGAACCGTGTAGTTAATCGTACCCGTAACGTCCACTGATACAGTAGCCGCCGTAGATGCGTAATGATCAAGAGGAACCGCCTGAGTGGCAACCTCATCAACCCAACCCAAATCAAATACATCAGGGGCAGGAGTGGTAGAGAAGGTGGCACTATCAAGAGTGAGAAAATATCCGGCAGACTCAACAGCAGCAGATGCCCCCGGCCCAGTTACCACTTCAGTCAAAGCATCCCCGTTGGGGTCAGTACCGACAAGCGTTACGGTTTTACCAGCATGACCGTTCCCATCAATGTCAAGAATGGACACTTGGTGAGCAAGCCCGTCGCCGGAATCATTGGCTATGAGTGTTAACGCAGTACCCGTTACACCATCAGCGAACCCATCAGGATCAACTGCTGCCGGGTCAACGTCTAGTTCTTTAGGTCTTGGCATTGGAAACTCCTAAAAGAAGAGAGGGGGCCGAAACCCCCTCCCAATGACTAAACAGCAGCAGTCCCAACAATAATGCTGGCAACGTCAACACCAATGGAATCGGAAATATAACTTTCCAGACTTGCCATGTCGCCAATCTCATAGTTGGCAGCGGTAGTCGCAAGACCGCCAACGAGTTGGTTGTAGGCAAAGAACCCAGTAGCAGCAGCATCCAAGTCCACGCAAGTATCACCCCCCGTAGTAGAACGGTTCATAAACAAGTTATTGGTGATAGTCGCCCGAAGGATTTCATCCACAGAACCTGGAGTGGTGTTATCCAAGGCGTGTTCTGTAAAGTGACCGTCAACCGTGTTGTTGTCGATTAACAGGTCATCACAGCCATCAACCACGATACCAGAAGTGGAACTAGCAGTGTGGAGTGAACGGAACTTGTTGTTGACGATTTCAACAAACTGAGCGTCAGTCGCCGTCAGATGCGTAGTGAACTGCGCCGTAGCATGAACCACAGTCTCACAGCCATCGACAATACAGCCGTCAGCAGTGATCGTGATCGCACTGGTAACAGTGTCATCCGTATCTTCAAGCACAAACCGGATATTCGCCATAACCGAATTAGCAGCCGTCATGGCAACAGTACCATCAACCGCACCAACCGTGATGGTGGGGCGAAGAGTGCCACGGCCAAGACCAATGACCTGAACGCCAATAACATCCATCGTAATGTCAGCAGTCAGAGTCTCAGTATGACCCGGCTTAACCATGATCATATCACTGTTAGAAGCCGTGCAGCGGCCTATGGCGTAGTCGATGGTAGCCCAAGGACGATCAAACGTACCCTTGTTGCCGTTAGATCCCTTACCGGAATCAACCCAGAATACGTCACCGCCGTAGGTGTTCAGAATGGGGAAACCACGGACATTAAGACCGCTAGAGAATCCCTTTGGAAAGTTTGAAATAGGCATTTGAATTTCCTTCTATTGACCCATTGGGGTGGCTATCGCCAAATCCAATAGTTCAGATTGAAGCGGTTTCTAAGTAATTGACCGCCCGCTTTAAACGGTCTTTATCGTGATCTAAGCAGCCAATTCCTTGGTTGCATTCACGGCACAATAATCCCCTTACCTTACCCGTATCATGGCAATGGTCTACAGCAAGATTGATTACCTTGCCTCGTATCACCGTAGTTTCCTCATTGCCGCAGATGGCGCATACACCATTCTGTCTACGGAGCATAAGGTCGTATTCGTCACGGGAAAGGCCGAAATTCTTCTTTAGTTCGTAGCCAGCACAGGCTTCTTGATTGACGGCCCGAAAGGCACGGGAATAACGGTTCCTATAGGTTTGTTCGTCTTCGCCATCTACCTTTTCAGTAAAGGATCGCTTCCACACAAAGTTATCGGGACCGAATGGCTTAACCTCATCAGCCTTAAACAATTTGTGCTTCGGGGATGGCCTGTCACCAACATCCATAACGAACCGCAAGAAATCATTTCGCCACTCAGAGCAAACATCCTCTATCCCTCTGTACCGCAGGAGATGTTTCCATGAATGACGCAGGGGATGCTTGTGTTTTGCTCCCCATGAATCTGGTCTGGTCTGTTCAGTATGATTGTGTCTCTCCAAACGCTTCCTGTGCATATCGCACAAGCCGTGAGAAACTACATCCTTATCACAATCCTTAACGCTGCATTGGGTACGTTTACCCCAACGCTGGTAATCTGTAGTCCCGGTCTTGCGCCATCTCTGGTAACAGGCTCCGCACAATCCCTTTGAAACAATCTTGATCTCACGCTTACAACAAGTGCAGGGCATAACTCCCTCCTATGGTTTTACATAAGAGGGAGTATATACCGTCACTTGGACAACGTCAATAGCTAAAAGGCAAGAACCTCTAAGCCATTGATTTTAAAGCATTTTATGCTCCGGCGCTGCCCCAGACATCTCTCCAATCTGTCCAGCCCACGGAATACCGCTCGTAGCTGGCAGCTTTGGCGTTCTTGGTGTCGAAGTCGTTGTCTTGCTCAAACGAAATAGCTTCCCGCTGGAACAACATGGCACCATTCGGGCAATTCGTCCGAATGAACCAAGCGTCACTATCGGTGAAGTAGTGGTTCACCTTAATGCCCTTGGGAAGCGCATTGGTAGCCTTCAGCACGTTAATAGCGTTGTTCGCCGTATCGTTCTGAAGAACTGACTTCAGGATGCGATTAGCCTCAAACCAATCACTGGGATGAACGTGCAAGCTCTGCGGAACCAAAGCAATCTTCAGCCCCCGGTTGTTTTTCGCTTGCATAATCTGAATCATCAGGTCTTCAATCGAAGACTCCGACAGGTCAGCATTCACCGTCAGACGGTTGGAGGAATCACCGCCAAGAGTCGGATGGTCAGTGGCAATCATTTCCTTGCCGTCACCACCAGTGTAATCGGAATCGAAAGCGCGGTTATACACATTCGCGCCAACATTCTCTTTGGTCTGACGGAAGGAGAAAGCCAAGGCACCTGCGCGTCTACGCGAGAGTCTCTCATAGAGATTATCCCGCATTTCCTCGTAGGTGACAATGTAACCAAGGCCATACGCAACGTGCGTGTAACGCTTGGTAACACCCTGAGTCTCCGAATCATAGAGAGTCGATGAGCCTTCAGACTTAACCGGAGCGAGGCCAAAGCCAGTGGCTTCAACATCTTCCTCGTAAGCCTGATCCGAAGAGGCAGACGTAAACAGGTCTTTGCACTCTTCAGGATGCTCATTATACTTCAGGCCCCACCATTCGTGGATTCCGGGCCATAGAGCTTTCGGGTGTGTACCCGTTGTAATAACAGTCATGCTATGCTCCTATATGCCCAGCGTACCAACGGTACCCTGATTCTCAGTGTGCTGATTGATCATAACTTCAAACTTCGCGTGAGCGAGAGTGATGTCATTATCTTCACGATTAACAGCACGCATGATCACTAGTTGGTTGGACGCATCAGCAGCCGGGGGATCGCCACCTGCCAGCGCATTCATTTCGCCGCCAGATTTCCCAGTTGTGGTGCTACCACTATGAGTAAAGATCACATTAGCATTCAGACCAATGCTCACTGCGCCCAAACCGGCGTCAATGTTGTCAGCCTGAATCTCGAAAATAACGTCTGGGTCATCACAGACCAAGGCGACACGCTCCGTACTAGCCGGATTGTGAACACTCTCAAGACCAGTGGGAAGAGCGGAAAAACCGACGATAACGCCAGTAATCCTGTTGGTATCCCCAGCGGTGGCTTTGTTAATCTCAGCCATAGTACCAATGCCGAAAGAACCCGCACCGGGAACATCGACTTTAGCCGTATTGGCGGTACCCGTCTTAATGACAGGATCGCCTACAAAAAGGGCTGTGGCATAACTAGAGGGGATGAAATAAGGATTCGTCGCCCCGTTGTACGCCGCACCGTTTCTGTGCCTGACAGGAACTAAGCCTGACGGGGCATCTGTGTTAGCCATTTGTATGGCCTCCTACGGTTTTATTAAAACATAGGGCATCAACGTCGGATTGAAATCCCCTGTGAGGGGATATACCGCCCGTCTTGCCCGTCTTGACCGGGAGTCATGCCAGCTTTCATGGCATTCTCCGTTTCTTGTATCGCTCCCGCTTTTAACTTCTGGTCGGCCTTGTAGTAAGACTCCTTAGTTTCCATCAGATAAGCGAGAAGCGGATGGCCGCTTTCTTGGGTTCCTACGACTTTCTTGATACGCGATTTGTCCCTATCTAAGTCCTCCTGAGTGGTTTCGTCATGGACGAACTCATACCCAGCAGCTAAAGCATCGTGTATGCGCGTACCTGCGTCATTGAACCAGCGGCGTTCAAATCCTTTCCTTTGAGGAGCAGCTAACTTTAGTTTCATACCCCCAAGAGGTATACGCTCCTTTTTGGCTGGTCTTCCCGGCCTTTTTTTCTCAATCATAGTCCTACTCCCATTCATATTTGTTAAGATAATCGTCACGAGATTTAAAAAGCCCTTCCTTCACAAAGCGGTCACACGCTGACTTCGCTTCACGGGGAAGATCGGAATACGTCTTACCGCCTTTTTTCGGGGAATTATCCCCGCCAGCCTCGACCTTGGCAGCACCACCCCTCTTAGTGGGACCAAACTTTTCAGGAAACCGCCCTCTTACGTCCCTTGAAGTCTCTGTAAGAACTTCAGCCAAGCTCATGCCAGGATATTCGTTATTCAATTGAGAATGACGCTCAATGGCATAGGCTTGCATAGCCATGTCCTTGTCAAACCAAGGATTGCCATCCTTCCACGCCATAACTTCGGGTGGAATATCTGGGACCGTGTTTGCTGAAGATGCTGGAGCATTTGCCTCTAACTCCGCTCTCTTCATTTCTAAATCATCATAACGATCCATATCCTCGATTTGAGCCGCTTGTCTCTGTTCTGTCTTCAGAGCGGTCACTTCACGGGAATGATTCTTCTTTTGACGCTCTAGCTGATCTTGGGAATGCTTACTAAACTCCCGCATGGTTCGAGCCTGGGCATCCAGCTTGCGGTTCAAGACATCGACTTTATCCTTTAGATTGGTGTGAATGCGTTCACCATCCTTGATGAAAGTCTCAGCATCCTTCCACGCCTCTGGGTTGCCCTTCCACTGATCTTGTGGGGACCACCCCATCTTAGAGGCATCTTCCTCTGCTTTAGTCAATTCTGGAGTCTCTTCTTCTACCTTTTTGGCTACTTCAGCCATATCGTCCTCCTACTGGATTACTGCCAGAACTTCATCGTCCTGACATAAGCGGTAAAGGTCTTCAAGTTCACCTGCCTTCAGGGAAACACCGCAATACTTATCCACGACAATGCGTTGTCCCGGCTGGGGTCTAAGCCCCCTCCAATCCTCAAAAGCATTCCCACCGGCCTCTATAAAGGTTGCGTAGGTAGTAGCCATCTGCTGGCGTTCCAAATACTCATTTGGAAGTTCCAGGCCACTCTTGGTCTTCTTTTCTATAGGGTCCAGCAACACCAAACATTTGGTGTCAACCGGAAGTATCCCCGTTTTGTTCACTACCTTCATCGTCTTCTTCCTCATAAAATGGCAAAATATCTCGCTCCCATTGGAGGTCGATTAAATCGCCAAGGGTTTGAGCGCGGCCTTGGTCAGCCTCAGATAAGACCATCCCCGAAGCCCAAGAAGCCTTCATGTGGTCTAAATATTCCCCTACATACTGTAAAAAAGGGGCCGTCATTGGATGCCGTTGCCACGCAACGAAATCGTCCTCAGTCTTCCACGGATTCATTTGGTCCTCTAACATTAGCTATCGACTAAAATCCTAAACACAACTCCAGTGTAATGCGTTATCCGAAGTGGGGTAATCTCTACACATTTATGACCCGCCTTCATAAATATCGCACAACTCCCTACCATCTACTACTGCACCCCCACGGTTCCCCCCTGGGAGTAACCTATTTTGACGCCCTCTTTGCCTGGACCTTGGAAATAGCCTCTTGAGATTTGCGTTGAGCAGTCTCAGAAAGGGTTTTCTGGTTCAGTTTGGCGTCTGCAATCTCAGCCTCTTGCTTGAGCTTATCCCTCTCAAACGCTGCCCTGATCTCAAGCTCCCTATCCTTGCGTTCAGCCTCACGGGCCGCAATCTTCTCTTCTAGCTGAAGTTTAGCGTGAGTAAGTTGCCGCTCATTCTCCAACTTCAGTCCATCTACGTCTTTCTGCTCTGAAAGCTGCTTCAGTCGCTCACCCTCTGCCTGTAAACGATTGATTTCACTGATTAAATCGCTGTTACCCTCTTCAGGGTTCTGCAACTCAGAAACCAATTTCTCAGTCTCCAGTTGAATCTTCTGCACCTCAGCCGCCATCTTTTCGATTTTGGCTTGTGTCTCTTGGCCCTCCAATTGAAGTTTGGCCTTCTCTAGCTCAAATTTAGCGTTCTCCAACATAGCCTGTGGGTCAGGAGGCTGCTCTTCTACGATCAAATTGCCGGGGTCTTCAATCGAAGCAGCGTCAAGAAGGCGGCGTCTAATCTCCATACCGTTAAACATTGGGTCGCCCAAGAAGTCCATCAGGAACTGCGCCCGTGCCATCTTCTGCATATCAGTCACTACAGTAGGATCAGATACAGGAACCACATCCATGTCATCCATAGAGTAGTCTTCCTTGCTTATCGCCCTCTCCTCGTCCAAAACATTGAAGTAGGCTTCTTGAGGAAGATATATGGAGTTCAGGCGGTAGAGTTTCTTTAGCTCCTTCTTCATGGCACGGTGAAGTCTCTTGTAAATCGCCGTGAAGGTCTTCATCCCCTGTTCGATCATCGCAAGCGTAGTTGTCGCCGGTACATTTGACTTGGTTTCGCCCATCAGAACGTCTTTAATCGACGCAATCTCTCTGCCAGCGTCAACTAACATACCTAGCAGTTGAAAGAGTACAACAGAAGGGCCGGGGTGGTTTAGTGGTACGATGTTCTTTGCAATTCCTTCACCAGTTGAATCAAGAACTTTCCACTCTCCAACCCTCTTTTTTATCACTCCACCCTTAACTCGCAATCCAGACCCGATAAAGCCACCCCCAGTGTTCTGAAGAGTGCCAGCGTCCATCATCTGGTTGAGAGAAGTGTTTACTGAGTCGTTAATAGGTGCCAACAGGATGCCGAAACCAATATCATGCCAAGAGCCATCAGGAGATGGAATAAATGGATATTTTGTGTAATAATGAACAGGCTCAATTTTGGCAATCTGGCCTTTTTTGTTGATTTCAATGCCTTCTTCCTCAAATCGAGCGACAATACGCACAACTTTCATTAAATCACGGTGAATCGTGACAATATAAGGCTCAGGATAGTCATCTTCATCCAAATCATACCAGCAGTGCTGCTCAAGAAAGACATGAGGAGCATCTTCATCAAAACCATCCTCATCGTTGGACGGGCCTAAGTCCATCTCAAGGAAGACGTTGGATCGCATTCTCTCAGTGATTTCATAGGGATAGAGGGAAAATTCCTCCGTAATACGAGGGGTAGTTTCCAAGCTCTTAGCCTTGTTATTGACTACGAGTTTGTCGGGCATAACCAAAACAGAGACATTTCTCCCCTTCATGGGGTCATAATACGTCTTTCTGTAGGCAAGCCCGGTGACAGGCACGATATGAAGTAGCCTATCGGTCTCCTCTTCCCACTCTTCCATCTCTTCGATAAGCTGCCAACTCATGTGCTTACCGATACGATGCGCCCTGTCTCTCTTGGTGTCCATCGCACCTTGCTGAGAAGGCTGACGGTCAGAACCAACTATTTTACCCTTAACAACGTCAGAACCAGGCACCATAGCAGCGTAAGCCCTAGCAGCGAACTGGATCGCAGCAGTGGTCATTAGAGGGTACTTGATGTTAGATGCGTTGGGCCACGGTGTACTCTTAGGCTCAGAAGTCTGTAAAGCCATCTTCATGGCCTTGCCCATCTTCTGTGTCCACTCAGAGCGTGAGTCTACATCAATCTCGTAGCCTTGATGTATCTTCTGCCCTATCTTAGACAGAACCTCTTTGTCTAAATCTGATGCGATATTAGGGGACCGCGCATATTTGATTAGCAGTTCATCATCTATAAGCATCTAGTATCCTGTCGTTTCATTGCGGCCCTCTTGATTATCGTAATCGTCATCTTCCTCAGGATCATTCTCAGGAGAAAAACCTTTAGCGAAAGTAAGACACACAGCATCTGCAATATCAGGACTTCGTAAGCCACGCTTCTTCATCTCAGGCTTGGATTCAACCTTTAATTTGCCAGTAGAGGTAATGTCGTAAACAACCCCGCTTAACTCAGCCACCATCATCTCATCTCTAGGGATGCGACAGTGCTTCTCTTCAAACCAGTGCCTTGCTTCAAACCACAATTCATCCCTCAAGCGCATATACTTGGCCTTAACAGCAGCACTCTCAGCTACATTCACTCCGCAAACCGGAAGACCAAGCTCTGTGAGTCTATCCACAACACCAGCACCGTAACCAATCACATCCACCATGATAATTTCAGGACGGCACTCCAGGGCTTCCTCTTCGTAAGCCTGAGCCACCAATCCGGCGACTTGCATGATATCCTTATTTCGCCACGTTTGCGCTGGTTGTAAGATGGCATTATATGATCTCCGCACCAAACAAGTCCTGTCAGCACCAAACCGCGCCACATCAACTCCCCACTTAATCCCTGTGTAGGAGATTTCAACTTTACGGTCCTGTGCCGCCTCTAATAAATTTAACGGAATAACCACATTCTCATCGGAAATTGGGAAGTCACCCAAATACCGATAGCGAAACACGTTAGAGTCCTCGCCCCACTCGTCAATTAATTCCTGACGAAAGGAGTCAGATACTAAGTTGGGAACCTCTTTACAGGAAACCCTGCGGGTCCACCATAACGCCCTGTGTTTGTGAAATGCACCAAAGAAATACCCACTTGCTCTAGTAGGGTTTCCGGTCATTACCGTTTTAGCACCGTGAGAAGACATTACTCCTCTGGCTGCTTCAAAGACCTCCTCTTCGACGCCCGACGCTTCGTCGATAATGAATAGCATATACTTGGAGTGTAATCCTTGGAGAGCTTCAGGGTTCTCCTTCCTAGCAGTCCTCGCTCGCGCAAAATTCTCCACTTGGTCTTTAGAAGCATCTTCAGCGAAGATAACCCTGTCAGTCTGTATCTCAAGTGCTTCCTTCAGAAAATCAGGTAGTCTGTTATGCCACAGATGGACTTCAGCCCAAAGAACGTCCCTTAATTGATCTTTCGAGTTCGCCGTACAGCCAATTTTCACTGGTCTGCGAGTCAGCATCCACCATAGTATCAACCACGAAAGAAACGCTGTCTTGCCAACTCCATGCCCAGAGCGTATCGCCACACGATTGTTGTCTACCACCGCCTGAAGTGCTTCCGCTTGCCACTTCTCTGGCTCTGTGTTGAAGCATTCTCTTACAAATAATACAGGGTCTGTGAACCATGACGCTAACTTCGCTATCTGTTTGTCGCGCTCAGTGTCGGCCTTACTCAGTGCTTGAGCCACTAGTATCCTCTAATAGCCTTCCTCTTCTTCAAAATCCTTTAATAGCCTTTCAACCGCCCAATGCCACTGTAATCCTTCCTAATCCTTCCCCGGCCATAAAGAGCATGACCTTCTGCATCTCTCCGGCGTCGCCATGGTGCTATAGCCTTCTTCGTCTTGCTCTTGGGCTCCTGTTTTGACAAACGCTTCAAATCCTGTGAGGACGTAACTCCTCTTGACAAACGGCCAGAACCAATAATAGCCCTCTCAGCCTTGTTTACGGCTTCTTGAAACTTAAAGCCGGGAAGTCGTTCCCTCGCGCTTAAAATTCTAGTTCTCTTTGGCTTCTTCATCCGTTTCCCTTTACATTCTGCATTGTCCACGGGAATTGCTCCCGTATCTGCTCAGTGGCGGAGTCAAACGCTCCTTCATCCAATCCCCACTCCTCAAATACCATCCCCATAGCAATAGAGTGATCTTGTGGAGTTAACTCATATTGCTTAAGAATAGCGTCTACACGGGAGTAAGAATCCGTAATCTCAGCGACCAAAAGTCTAATGCCCTCGTTTGTCACGAAATATCCTTACTGGGTACAGGTTACAGCCAAAACGATCTTACATATGGGGAGGGTCAGGTGGGACGCTACCCCCACTACCCATTGCTATTGCCTGTCGCGACAAGCCCTACCCGGCGCATACCCGGCCATGATGAGTATTCAAGAGCTACACAGTTACCTGCGTTGCTGACCCGTAAATTACGCCGGGTGGCTCACAGCCCTAATAAGGACCGTCACGACCTCTCCCGGCAACGCCTGTTCAGACGTTATCTCTCTTCATCTCCCTCAAGACTAGCCAAAGAATGGCCCCTAAACCATCAGGATACCCAATCCCCTCCACACGCCCCAACTCAGCCTCTAACTCCTTAACATCCCCCTTGAACGTACCATCCGCATATAACTCTAAACTAACCTCTCCAATCTCCATCCTACAAGGAAAGAACGAAAATACCCGTACTACATCACCAATGTTAGTCCCGTTCATAACCCTGTCTCCCACCTGTGGAGCATGTTAACCAAACCCTTACTACGCCTCAAAAAAATTTTCAACAATTTTTAGAATATAATCACGTTTTGTCGATCTGTAAACACATTTTGAAAATATCGCCATTTTTTTAAGGATTCTGGCTCAGTATGAGTATGGTACCATCACCGCTTAACAGCATCCCGTTTTTGCTCGACCATATCTCACCGGAACAAAACGTGAATATAGCGTGAACGCCCTTTTTGTTCACCCTTTGTTCACGGAACGTCTGTACCCCTTACGTTCTGTTGCCTATACGTTCATGTTATGTTCGCACTTTGTCCTTATGCCCCAGGCACAAAACGTGAACGAGCCGGGAACAAAACGTGAACGCACTGGCAACATGGAACAAAGCGTGAACAAAACGGCAACGCAACATGGAACAAAACGTGATCATAATGAGAACATGGTATATGGTACATAGAACATAACATGGATATGCTCTGTACGCTCCCTGAGGGGGTCTACAATCGCCAACTCATGTTTTCTGGACGGTTGCATCCTTAATGGGTAACAATACGTCCTGAGCGTCCAATTTAAGGGGTGTTGGGGTTATGTCTTTTATGCGTCTATCCTCAAGGTCTTTTAGCAATCCACCCAAACCGACATTGACGTTAACAGTGGCCCCCTCGTTCATATGGCCGTTCACTTTGGCAAGGCCAGTGGTGGCTTGCACCATCACTCCGCAATTCTCTTTCATTTGGGCTAGGTCAAAAGCCGACTGATATTGATTATTAATACGATCCCGATCATAGGCACAACGCTTGATATGCTCGGCCTCGTTACGCTGTAAAGCCTCTATTACCTCTACATCCTTTAACAACCGACTACCTTGAGCATACGCTGTCTGTTTAGAATAACCTGCTCTTATGGCCGATTGAGTAGCGTTCTTATCCACTCCATATTCTCTAACAAATGCTCTTCTCTTAGCATTGAGAGACATACCTATTCCTTACTATATCCATTAGGATTCACTGTTACCTTGCCTATTTCACTATGTAGCCTTTCGGCCCCCTCATAAACTTGTGTTATGTACTTAGCAGCTACCCCATCGAACACTTCTACCCTATTGGATTCCCTTATGCGATTGAAGGCTTCTGCTATGCTGCTGCATTGTGGGGTGCCGCGCATTTCTAGTGTCTGACTACTGGAGTTTGTGGAGAATGGATTCCAAGGTATAGGACACATTCGATATACCTTTCTTCCAAGTACCATGTGGGGACGATACCAGCAGCCATTGCTTCTACTATACGAGCGTATTCTGCTATTGCTTGCTCTTTGCTATCAAATGTTTCCATTAGGATTCTCTAATATGCTCCTGCAACATTCCATAGGGGTGAGTCAATGGTTATCTGATATTTATTTGTCATGGCTTGCATTATTTTATTGACAGGCCTGTACGGCTCAAAATGGCTTACCAGAGCGTGAGTCTGGCGATTTGATATGGTAGATCATTTATAGGGCTAGTTGGCTACTGGTGAGCATTTCGGGTTTCTGGAGAGCTACACGCCATATAAGCCGTGACATTGGGAATGCGGGAAAATAAAGGGTATATCTTGATATTAGCTATATACATTCTGTTGATTATCTGTGCATAATCATCTTGTTCGCGATTCGTCGCGGAATTTTGGCCTTAGCTGCCATCATGTACGTTCGATGAGGAATATCATTTCCCCCCGAATTAGAGTGCTACCCCTTGGCTCATTTTCGCGCCTTTGCTGGGAGACGCCACTGCGTTTTATGTGGCGGTTTTGATCTATTGAATTAGGAACTGCATTTACGGGCGGCCACTACGGCGGCCAAGGGCAGGGAATCGCGCCGTGTTAGTTATGTGCGGTTTCCGGCACTACTCTTTTAATGTGGCGAATCCGAAAGGCTTTACCATGTATGATATGTCACAACCTAACAGCAAGCCCGGTGAATGTGTAAAATGCCGTGGCACTGGTGTTTATTCGTTTGGCGGTACTGTTAACGGTAAACCTCGTAAATCCGGCACCTGTTATTCTTGCCGTGGCACGGGGAAACAAGATACCGCTCAAATCCACCGTAACCATACATACAATAAATTCAAGGTAATGAGGATTGGCCTATGACCTTACGAGAATGCCCCTGCGGCTCTGGCGAATGGCCTAATGCCGTACACGATGCAAGAGGTATATTTGTGGCCTATGTTTGCAAACAATGTGAAAAGGAAAAGCTCAAAGGATACCGCCCCGAAATCTTCACCGATTCCAATTACGATACCTATGACGATGTTGTGGATTTCGATTAACCCCTAATTGATTCGCCACGTTTAAAGAGTAGTGTTCAACTCATATCCTTTGATGTGACAATCTGCAACAAAGGGGAAATGTTATGTTTGCAATAGATAATCTCGTAACCATCGACGTCAACGAGGCTTCCGAAATGGGTTTCAATCGTGGATTCAATATAGCGTCTTGGATTGATATACCTGAAATTGGCTATGAGCTTCCCAAACATATAGATTGGGTTGGCGTAGGCACTATCGAATCGGAAGAAGATCAAATTGAGGCAATGGAATTGATGGCGTATGATTCGGAAGAAAACGATAGGCAATTTACGCCATTCGAGTTTACTGCCCACGATTTCAACGAAGCGGAAAATTCGGAAGAACTATGGGAAGCCTTCGACGAAGGTATTAACAAGGGTATCCGTGATAATATCTCAAAGCGGTTTTCTTGACTAACAGTGGCGAACCTTAGACGGTTTGTCACTTCTAAGGATATGAGAAAACTCATGCTTTTCAATGTGGCAACCTTAAAACATTGAAAGGGTAATATTATGGCGAAATTCAAGGAATATAAAGACGTTGCCTACTTCCATGATTTCAACGACGCACGAGATCATGGGGCAAAATACGGCAAAGGATTCCCCAATTGGCGTGTAATATCTTATGGTAGGGGCTGGGCAGTACAAGCCTACGTATCTGGACCATATTTTAACGGCAAGGGCGAATTGCTGTAAACCATAGTGACAGGCTTAGGCTTGTCACATTGAAGAGCATGAGTAGCAAGGGACTCTTTTACAGTGTCAATCTGTGAAAGGAGTAAAATGTTATGCGTATGTCAAAATCACAAGCACTAAACCATTGGCAGGGCCTACAAGAGAACCAGCCGGTCAATCAGGACGTTATCCCATATAAACATTCTGGTTCAACGTATGGCGCGGATGGTGTCAGAATCGAAGGCTCGCAAGAGTTTATTGATTCCGTTCTATCCCGCCTTAAAGACCTGATTGCTGGCGAAAATACACAAACCCGCCTTGGCCTTAATTATCAGCAAGTCGAGGCGAAACCCGGCAAGCCTAATGCTTTCGCTGGTAATTGGGTATGCTATGTAAAATTACATGAACGAGGCGGCGAGGCTCAAATGGTTAACGCCTTCGCCTCTGCCATTGCGAAAAAAGAAACCATTATAACCCGTGGCTACTAAAACCAAGGTGTCAAGCTTAACGGCTTGGCACTGTTAAGGAGTCCCATTCAAAGCCCTTTGATGTGTTCGCCATATTCGGAGGAATCAACCATGGTAAAATTGAACCCATTAGGCGCAAACAAAAACGAGATAGAGCTATCCAACGGAACAACCGTTTTCTTTTCCTACAAAACACCCGTGGCCGCTTGCATGAATGACGGTTCAGGATTCGTGCGAACGGAACAAAAATACTCTGTTACCACTTCCAAACATATCAACCAATGGCTTGACGGTGCCAATGCAAAAGAGGTGCCGCAATCATTTCTCGACAATCTCACCTAATCAACTTGTCCACTTTAACAGGTGGACACTTCAAAAGGCTTTGAAATTACCCCAACCACCAACCATAGGAGAAAAACCGTGATAACATTTGATGCACAAAAACTAGCCGCCGTTGCGATTGCTCAAGGAATCGAAGAAACCCGCTATTACCTTTGCGGTGTTTATTTTGAGGGGAGTGTAGCAGTTGCAACGGACGGGCATATGCTCACCGCCGGATATGACGCAACTGCCGACAACGAATCAGGCATTTATCCGGTATCTAAAAAAGCCATTACCGCCATGAAGAAAAAGACCGCAACCAACGTAGTGATCGAAAATGACCAGTTGCAAGTCAATGGTGAATATGACGCCGTTCTGCATATTGAACCATGCAAAGCCATTGATGGTACTTTTCCCGATTGGCGTAGAGTATTGCCGGATGAAATCGGCACCGCTTCAAATGCCGCCTTCGGTGAGGCCATCCTTACCAGAATCGCAACAACCGCCAAAATCCTTGGTAAATCAGCCATTCTCATTACCGGCAATGATGCAAGCTCACCGCATTGGGTGGGCTACAACAATGACCATGATGTATTCACGGTTGTTATGCCTATGCGGTCAATCCTAACAACGGAAAAACCCGATTGGATTAACCCTAAGAAACTCGCCGCTTAAACCCCTTTCCTAGATAGCCGTTAAGGAGCGGCTATCGCGGAAACGGATTAGCCGTTTCTGAAAGCGAGACACTATGAAAAAACGCACGATTACCGAAATCATTGACGCAATGCTAGCTGCGTTACGCTCAACCCCTGATGCTGCGAAGGCATTGGAGAGAATGCGTAACGTCTAATCCCTTTCAGGATGCATCGTTTAAACGGTGCATTTTGAAGTGGATTCCCCACTTCTGAAAGCGAGTTGATATGACTAAAAAACAAGCCGTCTTTTGGCTTAACCACTTCTACAGCCAGCGTGATTGGTTCGACAGTCACGGCGGCAACATTGTTGCTTACGTTGAACGCTATGGGTCAAAGGACGATGCCAACCACTATGGCGAGGGCGGCGAAGCTATTTACGCCGCCGATAAAGCCGCCTTAGATCATGCCTTGGTGAAAGCCCATCACGCTCAAAGGCTTCTACGCTAAACCCCTTTCACTTTGCACCGCTTGGAACCCGGTGCAACATGAAGCGGGTTAACCCGTTGTTAATCCTTCAATGCCTAATGTGGCTGCGGAGGAAATGAATATGCTTATTACACCAACGAGAGTCTTTCCCGATGCTATAGCCTTGCGGGATTGGTTGAATCGTCTACCAGAAAAAAGGCTTGCAACCCTATCAATCGAAAAGACCGGCGCGGAGTTTACCGTTACCGAAATATATGCGCCGGTCAAAAAGGTTGATCTTTACGCATAGGAGAAATCAACATGAAGCAAATCGTAATGGAATTAGTGCAATACGCCGCCACTATTTCAGCAAATGACCCTGACTTTGACGAATGGGATAACTACAATACCTTTGCTGAATCCGTACAACGCAAGGACGCCACTGAAGGCGATTACCAAACGGCCTTTAATTATCTACAGCACCTTCGTGAACAGCACGAAAGAACCACTTAACACATAGGAGAAAACATGATACGCTTTATCGCTGAATCCCTAGCAGTTGCCATCTATTTTTGGATGGTGTGCTGGGGGATACCGTTGGCTTATTTTATCGCCACAACGTAACCCTTTCGGCTTGCACCAGTTCGCCGCTGGTGCAATGCGAAGTGGTGATAATGCCCTTCAAACAAAGGAGAAATGACATGACTACAGAAAAATTATACGAGTTTGGCACTATGCCGCTCAACGTAGCCCGACTTATTGTTCGCCAGCCCGCAAAACATTGCAGTGAGAATATCACAGAAGCTTGTGGTACAATTATGGCCGCAATGTGGGTGGATATGGAAGATATTCACTTAGCAATCAAAGCCACTACATAAACCCAAACCGGGGGCAGCGGGTTAAACCCTGATAGGAGAAAATAGTTATGACTGATAAACTTATCGGCAGATTTACAGACGGCTTTATTAAATACCATGAACCGGCCAAGCATACGCCGGGACCGTGGCATCATGCCGAAGACGATTATCAAACGGATGCGTGGAATATTGGCCCCAACTACGGCAATACGGTTTGTCGCATTACCGGCCACGCCGCAATGATCGCCAATGCCAAAGCCAACGCAAAGCTGATTGCGGCGGCACCGGAAATGCTTTTGGTCGCACAACATGTCTTGGATGGCCTGCCAACGCTATCCCGTGCAGTTGAGCAATTCATGCGCGGCGAAAATACCAAGCACACGGAAACCCTGCGGCAAACCCACGGCGAATGGATGAAAACCATCATCACCCAAACCCAAACCGCCATCGCCAAAGCTACCGAATAAACCCCTTTCACATGGAGAAAATTATGCACAGATATTTAACAGCATGCTACGATCTCAACCATAGCTATGATGAATTTAAAACTCACAATTTCGTTACGGTCTTAGCCCAGACCGCAGAAGCTGCCATCCAGAAACGTGAGCAAACCCGTTTGCATTCATACACTCGCAAGAATGGCAACCATGCAGACGCGAGGGAACGTGATAATGCTCATTACCAACATAATCCAGTAACCGGCCTAAAAGGTTGTGCGGCATGGCGTGTCGGTTCAGCCTATTTGGAGGAAACATGATTAGATTCATCGCAGAATCAATCGCAGTGGCCTTTTATTTCTGGGCGGTTTGTTGGGGAATCCCCCTAGCGTATTTTATCGCAACAACTTAACCCTTTCGGCTTGCTGAGTCCCCACGATTCAGCAGGTCGAAGTGGTGATAGGCACCCTTCATTGATAGGAGGAATTGTTATGACTACAAAAGATAAAAAGATGATCCGCAATTATCTGCGCCATGGCGAAGGTAGTTGCTCCATCCGAATCCGCAAGGATGGTACGGTGGAGCGATATGGTGATCCAAGCTCTGATTATAACCGCACCTTGGATTTCTGGCAGTTCATGGGATGGGCTGAAGTCTACCTTGATGAGATTGCCCATCACAGTCGAATGGATGCATAAACCCAAACCGGGGGCAGTAGGTTAAACCCTGCTGTCACCCCGGCTTACTGTCCTTGAAGGAACAGAACGTGAACGAATTATTTTGTTGACCGCCTCGTAGGCACCATTTCTCTAGGCCAGCCAGCGGCTTGCATTTCTTCAGCCTTTGATCTCACAAGCCCCGGCTCATAATCAGCGTACTCACAAACCGTGCTAAAATCATGCGAACCGTTTAGCAGGAAAGACCGCCCAGCAAGCATCATGCGAGTCCTAGTGCGCTTCAGCCCCCCGCGATCCAAGTCAACGTCGGTGACATACCCAACAGCGTCAGCAAAGGCGCGGAGAATCACGGCCCGAAAAAGAGCCTTCTCAGCGGTGCCAACGGTAAACGTATCCTCGTCGCTAGCCCTTAAAGATGGATTAGATAGCTGAATCATGTGTATTGAGGATGGTAATCAGGACGAGGCCAACCCCGCGCTTCCATCTCTCTCGCTTTACGTCGGATATAATCTGGCGAGTAATCAGCATACTCGCAAACAGCACAAAAATCTTCACTAAGCCCGGTCAACCAAACCCTCGCTTGTCGGCTGTACACCTTCCAACGCACCCCGTGTTCGCTGTTGGACGAACCCCTATGCGCGGCTTCCTCGAAAGCGTTATAAATAACCGCTCTCCAGAGGATCACCTCTTTAGCAGCACGTAAAGATGAGTCGCCCAGATTGTTAAAAAGCTCTGACCGGCTGACCTTAAAATTATCGTACATGGAAAATCCCCCAAGAGTTAGGGGTATTCGTGCAGTGTGGAGAATATGCCATTCTTTTTGTCCCCTGTCAACAGGCAATTGCAAATTCAACGTAACTTTGTAAACCAGCTTGCACATGATGCAACGCTGAACCATGCCTTGCCTTGATTTGTGTCTCAACCTCTCGCGGTGAGTAGTTATCTATCACAATCATTAGCACGATGTCCAGCAAACTCGTACCGGAAACCCTAATTTTACTCACAGCATCCTTCCAAGGGCGATAATGAAACCGCCAGCAATCCTCCTCTGCGATAGTCATTCGGTCAAGCGGATCTAAAAACGTACCGAAACTTTCATCAACCCTCACTTGGCAGAAATCCCTGCCGCCGGGAAACAATCCTCGACACATAGCCTCCCAAATGTTTTGAATCTCAAGACCGGCACCAAATTGTTCAGGCGTTATCTTTTTTCTTTCATGTAATCGTAGCAGAACATCGTACCTTAATTTAGAAGCGGTTTCCTGTGTAGCCCCACGGCTCTCAGCTTCCTCACGAATCTTGTCTGCTTTCTCGCTCATAAATCCCCCATCTCTTTCAAGGCGTCAACAAGGTCGGCATCTTCCATAAAATACAAATACGGATAAGGATCATCAGAGTTATGCACTCTGGCGTTACAAATAAGTTGAGCCAACCGCAACTCTGGGTTCTTCTCCCAGTACCGTTGCACCACATTCAAGATCACGGCCAACTCAGAAGGCTGGCGCATCTGCTTCTTGCTCATCAGCTTCCTCCTTGGCCTTGTTGGCTTGCAACTGCTCCCATAGTGCATCATCAAATTTTTTCCGCTCTGCAAATTCTATATCTTGTCGCCGCACACGCTCTTCAATTGTGAGGTAGGGAGGTTCCTCCGGTTCAGAGCCTTCTTCTAACCAGCATTCCTGATTGAGCCACGTTGTCGGGTGCTTGGAAAACTTTTGGTCTTCCCCGCTCCGCTCCGACGCATATCGCCGCGCACCAGATAACAACCTCTCAGGAGAAGTCTTGGCAATAGCAGATTGGTAAGATTCCCTCGCTTTACCTTTAGAGATTTTCCTTGGGTAGACTTTCCAAAAAACTTCAAAATGATCTATATCTTTCTTATCTTTATCTATATCTCTATATGACTCTGGTCTGACAGTTGCTTGCTCTTGCTTGCAAGTGCTAGCATCCGCTTGCAGTTTTATGAGAAAACCGCAGGAAATCAAGGGTTCTAGGTCTGGCAGTTCGTCTAAGTAGGCCACTCTTTTGATGTAACTTGGGTTATTAGGAATCACACCACTTTTTCTACTTGCTACTACCATGCAAGCTATCATGGTTAACTTGCTAGCATCCGCTAGCATTGTCCAATCTTCGCTAGCAAGGATACTCACATGGAGCTTAATCCAAGGTGGATTCCTGTCCTTGTAGTGCTGATATTCGGACCAATTTTTTATGGCTAGATATTCGGTCATCTCATGTCCCCTTAATGGAGTAAAGCAGCGGGGAGTAAGAACCCACCATGAGGAAGGGCCGGGGCATTACTGCTTGCCGCTCCCCGCGCTTTAAGACATGAAAACGCCGCTTAGACGGGAGCGGCCAACCGCTCATGGGGAGTTTCTTATGCTCCAACTTCATAATATACTCCTTCTATATCGCTTTGTCAAGAACATAATGAGAACATTCAATCTACTGTGTAACCTAAACTACCCATTAAGCCGGTTTATCCGCTATAATGGGTAGTATGGTACTCATTACACCTCATCCATTTCACAAGCTGTTACAATATCTTCTATCTGCAAGCTCACCCTGTCCAGTTGTATAATTGTCACACATGTTAGCATGATGATAACGATTATTAAACATAGGGTGGTTGGGACGTTCATTTTGACTTACGCTCTGCCAGCAACCGCTCTATCGTGGTAGCGGCTTCTATCATATAACCCGCTGCCATGTCTGATGGTCTGCGAGTCACTTCGATTGCGAAAGCCTTGAGTGCGTGAATTAATACTTTTTCATTGTAGTCCATAGCTTCCTCCTAGTCGGTACACATGCAGGGGACTGTTGCATCATCTGCTATATTAAAAAAGTCACCCTGTTCTTGTGTTAACTCCAGCATCCTTTTGTAGCTTGGACGATCTTTGCGAAACTGGAGAATGTCGGCATTGTCCTTATAGCCCTCTCTGAGCTTATGACGCTCCACTGCCTCAGTCTCACGATCTATCCACCACTGTGCAAGCTCCGGTCTTTCTCTAATAATCCCTAGTAGTGTAGCCGTTCCCTTTAAAAAACAAAGGTCACAGTTCCCCATTGGGGTTGAGCCGTTAATGTTGGGTAACTGAAGGTCAAAATCTGCTGAATCCCAGAACTTTTTAATATCCCACTTTGATATATTGGCGTCGGCAAGCGGCATAGTTGTTTCCCAGCAAACGCTGGATTTATCGTTTTGCCGTCGCATATTACTGACCCGCCTTTGTTCATCAGCCCTCAACCCAATCACCATATCCCAATTTTTCCACCCCAACTCTTTTTTACAGTACCTCTCAACTGTGCGTATCTTCATTTCGTAGGTACATAACCTAACTGCTGGGTTGGGAAGATACCGCTTGGCAGATAACAGTATTTCAAATGGCTCACCATTGCGACTTGCTGAATTGTGGTTAACAACGGTGTAGGACATTTTACCTTCTTCGGTTCGTCTAAACTCCAGCCAGTTAATAGGGACGTTCCATTGATCAGAACATTTTTGGATGAAGTTGAGGGTTTCCGGCATCTCTTTGCCAGTATTTTGGAAGCTGACAATAACATCGTCAGGCAAGACGCCATCATGGGCGTCAAGAATCTGCCGCAACATAAACCCGCTGGTTCTACCACCACTAAATGATATGATTGCTGGGCCTTCTATTTTGTATGGATTCACTTATTCCTCCTATCTTGCTGCGCTGCCAAAAAGAGTCCTCGCCGCCACCCAAGTCAGATTAACCATTCCTGTCGGCCCGTTACGGTTTTTGTCGATAATCAATTCACCCTTGCCTCGACATAATTCCATCTTCTCCTGCCATTTAATATAAGCCTCACTCATCATATCAGATGGCTTAGACCGGCTGACATAGTATTCCTCACGAAACACAAATCCTACAATATCAGCGTCCTGTTCTATAGACCCAGAATCTCGTAGGTCTGATAAGATTGGCCGGTGGTTCTCACGCTGTTCCACGGCTCTACTCAATTGGGATAACAGGATAACAGGTACACCCAAATCCTTAGCCATTCCCTTGAAGGCCGCTGTAAGTTGTGAGACTTCATTTACCCTTTGTCCAGAGTACCTCTCGCCAGCCGTGGAAAGTTGCAGGTAATCTACCACGATTAAATCTAACCCGTGTTTGCGTTGTATCTTTTTCGCTCTCGACTTTATCTGGCTTGGAGTTAGACCCGCATGATCGTCTACGTGAATCGGCAGCCCTTGCAGCTCCTCTGCCGCCCTTCTTAGTTCCGGCCATTCTGGTTCTCCTATGTCGCCTTGCCAGATTCTTTGTAAGTCCACGCCAGAGGTCATAGAAAACAACCTTTGGTTTAACTGGTGTGCAGACATCTCTAGGCTAAAAAAAGCAACGGTCTTGTCCTTTTTGGCAACGCTGTGAGCGATCCCAAGCGCGAGAGAGGTCTTGCCCATTGCTGGCCTTCCTGCGAGAACAATCAAATCCGGCCCTCGTAGACCACCTATAATTTTATCGAAATCCACAAGCCCCGTAGGCAGTCCTTGGTTTTCACCTCTGCAAGCACCTTCTACGCTCAAAAGAGACTCTGCAACACTGTCTCTAATACATAGTGTACCAGACGCCGGTAAGTCTAAACTTAACCCTTCTAGCAGCGCACCCGCACCTTCTATCGCATCGTCTATGGTTACGTCCGCGTAGCCGTCAGATGTGATGCTTGCACCTATACCAATGAGTTGCCGGTGGAGATAGCAGTCCTTGATGTGGTGTGCGTACTCAATCGCAGTTGATTTCGTCACAGCGGCATTGGAAAATTCACCTATCTGCTCTGCTGTGAGATGGGTTTTCATCGTAGCGAGGTCAACAAGCTGCCCCTGCTTGGCCTTCGCCACGGCTTTATTAAATAGAGTGCTGTGTTCCTCTAACGCAAAGTGCTTACTCTCAAGAACCTCAGAGACAGCCTCGACGCAATCTAACGTAAGGATAGAGCCTAGCAGGGCTGTTTCAGCCGTTACAGCATGAGGCAGTTGCCGGGTTAGATCAGGTGGATGGTATTCAGCCGTCATTATTAGCTGGACCATAGCGGTCAATAAGCAAATCAAGTTTACGTTTTAACGAGCCACGTTTATGTGGATTGGCCTCATCCTTGATCTCTTTAAGCAAGCGGTTCTTAGCTGATATGTATGTTGCGGGTTTCATTTTAGATTACTCCTGTTCTGGTAGACCGGCAGTGCAATGAGTGCAAACAAGCGGGTCAGTCCAATCTTCCTTATTATTGCTGAAAATCGGCATTTCACATCGGGAGCATTTGCCAAGACGAATTAGCTTATTATCCCCCTCACCTATTTCGACGAAATGCTCTGGGCGTTTTAATCCACGCCGTCTTGCGGAACCGATTACCATATTTTTTGTCCTATCTAGCTTCTCACAGATTTCCTTAACGCTCCAATTTTTATCCTGATATGCCTCATGCAAAAAGTCAATTTCTTTTTCGCTCCAAGGCCTGAGTGTTACAACGTCACCCATTTTTACCGGCCCTCTTTAAGAGCCACCAAAAATCGTCTGCATGTAATATGGCTAACGGTTTCTCACGATCTGAGCCAATAATCAAAACATCAGGGTCATCCTCACCGCCTGTGCCAAGCCACTTTCTAATGGAACGAAATCCAGAACCACGCTTTTTAGCTTCCACGGTCCATTTTTCATCCCCGTTGAAAACCTCTAAATCATGCTTATAGCCCTCACATGCACCACTTAATGGTACACGTTTAGCGTCTAGTCCATGAACTTTAGCGGCAGCAACGAGATCACGCTCAAATCTATCTCCCTTTTGTTTGCTTGCTCTGCCACCCATCACTTATCTCCCTTCAAAAGTTCACATATATCAGTCAGTGAATCCCCCAGTGCCCTAAACACCTGACCAAGTGCCTCATCCTTATGCTTTGAAGAAATCCTCACAGAGATAATTTTACCTTGAGAATGGTCTGCGTGTAAGAATATGGCACCTCTCAGGCCCGTGTCCTCTCGCTTGATTTTGATAGTGATATTATTCGAGCGACTCATTTCATCACTGCCATATAAGTGTAGTCCCCATCGCTATTCTTATTTTGAATCAACTCAACCACACCAGCGGCATATAGAGACATAACCTTGTCTGCTATCTTATGCGCTCCTGGGGACATTTGCCTATCCAGCATAAGTAAGCCTTCGTGATAGACAACCACATCACCAGTGACAGCCTCTTTGAGCCAAATCGTCAGGTTTCTGTATTTTTTGTAATTCATACTTCTCTCTTAGGGCTAGGGGTGGGCCAAGTCAATGAAAATAATTATTGACACGCTGATTAAACATCTTTAGGGTCGGATTGTAGTAAGGAGAAACGACATGAAATCCAGAAAAGCTAGTGTCGAGTTTGAATACGAGCTTCCTTCCGGTGATCTTCTCTGGGTGGAAGCTGAAGTAACTCCTGGTTTGTCTGCACAGACCTATGGCCCACCAGAGAATTGTTATCCGGCAGAGGCACCGGAAGCTGAGTTTACCTGCCACATCATAAATAACCAAGAGCATCCACAAGACTTTGATCCTGACGGACTGTGGATTCGCAAGTGGAAAGAAGCCACACTCACAATGCTGTCAGAGGACATTGAATGGGCGGCTATTGATAAAGCTGATGAAATGGGTTGGGAATGACTGACCTATTCAGCTACAGGTATTTTGTGGTCAATGATGATGATTCGATCTATCGCTTGCCCAATTCAAAGACGGATGATTACTATTTTAAGAATCCTGATATGAGCAATCAAGGTGGGCGTACAATAGATGTGCTTGCCTCTAGGATAGAGCGCAAACTCACAGAGATTGTTCTTGTTAGGGGCCGCAAGATCAAATGGGACGAAAAAGGCAATGCCATACGGTGGCTGACAAGGGCGGCTGGTGACATAATGACCCTTGCATCCCAAGAGTGGTCCCGCCCACTTAGCATGGACAACACCGTTGTAGCATTCCCGATAACACAGGAAACATACCTCCGAAGGTATTGCTTTGAACCAGACCCATCACATATCCAGCAAATTTGTGACATCCTGAAACTGAAGGTTCCCTCTTTAACCAGAAGGAGGGATGGTAATTTAGTGGAAGAAACTTGGAGTTGGATTAATGACTGACCCCGAATATCTCAGCAACCAGTTCAAACAAGACGCTAGGGCGTTTGTTCTTATGACTGATGAGAATTTCGCCTTGGCTCTTGAGGATTTGAAAGTAGCCTTAACGACAATAGGCTTGAGAATACAACTTTATGAGGTTCACCAATGCCAACAGCACCTTACTACATCCAAGTAGACGGTAAGAAAGTTCGCGTTCCCGGCACTACCACAGTGATTGGTAGGTTTAAAGAGAGTGGTGGTCTTATCCATTGGGCTTGGAACATAGGAATCGAAGGTAAGGATTACCGTGACGTTAGAGATTCCGCTGGTGGGTCGGGTACAATGGCACATGAGATGGTAGAACGCTCTATCAGAGGCGAAAAAGACCCCACAAAGCGCGACGAGGATTGGGGTGACGTTGAGTACCCATTAGCAGTACAAGCCTACGAGGCTTACGAAAAATGGGCCTCTATGTCTAAATTGGAGATCGTGGATACAGAGATGCACCTAGTCTCTAATGAGTTCAGATTTGGTGGTACCCCTGATGCGGTTGGTTACGTTAACGGCGAGTTTTGTTTGTTGGATTGGAAAACCGGGAATAAACTTTATTCGGATTCACTGATTCAATTATCGTGTTACGCACATTTGTGGAATTTTCATAACCCAGATGCTCAATTGACAGGCGGGTTTCACTTGTGTAGATTCTCTAAAGACCATGCAGACTTTCATCATCACCACTTTTCAGAACTTGATGACGCATGGGAAGCGTTTAAGCTAATGAGGAAATTGTATGATTTGGATAAGGTTCTCAAGAAGAGAGCCGCATAGGAGATAGGAAGATGAGAATGCCAGCAGACAATTCGACAACTTTCGAGATTACCCCAGCCGGAACTCATATCGCAGTGTGCTATAGGGTCATTGACTGTGGAACCCAACAAGGTGAATTTGCAGGGGAAATTAACCACAAGCGTAAAGTGATGTTAAGCTGGGAGCTACCTGAAGAAAAGATGGAAGACGGAAGGCCGTTCTCTGTCCATAAGATATACACCTACAGCAGCCATGAGAAGGCCACTCTAAGGCAGCACCTTGAGTCTTGGAGAGGGAAGGCTTTTAATGAAAACGATTTCGGACCTGAAGGCTTTGATATTAGCAAGCTGTTAGGTATCGGGTGTATGCTGGGTATTACGCATGATAACAAAACAGGCACTACATACGCCAACATAAGTGCCATCTGCAAACTCCCCAAAGGCACGGCAGCACCTGCATTGATCAACCCTACAGTGTTACTTGACTTGGATGGTTTTGATCAAGCTACGTTTGATGAGTTGTCTGAAAGCATGAAATCAAAGATCGCCAAGTCGCCTGAATATCAGGAGATTGTTAATGGGCCTAGTGTTCCTGATGTTGCCGTCATGGGATACGATGTTGGGATTGATTATGATGGCAATGATTTGGATGACGAGATTCCCTTCTGATGGCAGACTTAATTGAATGGGGACATTCCCGTGCCAGTGATCCGCAAACTAGCCACGATGCTGGCAGGATGGCGAATGTCACAAAACGCGAGATGCAGGTATTGGATGCTTTGGCAGAGTATCCCATGACGGCGCAAGAAGTTGCTCTGTACCTTAGTGTCGATGATGGGGGGATTACTCCCCGCTTCAGGCCACTGCTTGAGAAGAGAAGGATTCGGGTGGCTCAAAATCCAGATGGCACAACTCTGACTAAAACATCATCGTCAGGTAGGCAACGCCAAGTCTACGAATTGCAAACCGACAAATCACTCTGGAAAGATAGAGTCTTCTATACCGACAAAAAGACTGAAAGAATCTACGAGCTAGAGGCTGCTATTGGTGATATTATACAAAACGCTTCCACGGGAGGAATTGAGTACTGTGTAAGCAGAGCAAATAGAGCTTTACAGGGAGAAATCAAATGAAACACTGTGAAAAATGCACGATGAATTTCGATGAAGAAAAGCCAAGGTTCGCTCAAAAATCAAAAGCACTCATATGTCCTGAGTGTCGGTTAACCTTTTATGAAGTAACTTCTGGTAATATGGTTAGAGTCTGGACTGAACCAGATAACAATCTTGAGCCGGGAGAGTGGAGTGCAAAAACAAAAGTTCATCAAGTCAACCAAACATCAGAAGTTTGTCAGTGAGCATTGGTGTATCGTGTGTATGCGACTTAACCTAGTTCATGCTGGCAGGACAGTGAGCCAAGCTGCTCACATCAGAATGAACCAGCAAGCCGGGATGGGCAGAAAGCCTTGTGATACCAAAATCGTCCCACTGTGTTCTAAGTGCCATACGCTACAGCATAACATTGGAGAGAGGGAGTTCTGGAAGATGACGTTTGATCCATTTAAGGTTGCCCAGACTCTTGCTGAGAGAAGTCCTGACAAGAAAATACGGGATAAGGCTAATGGTATCACCTTGGCTTGATAAAGAGGTTGAACGGTTGGCATCTCTTGATGAGAAAATCAAGAGACTAGAGGAAGAGATTGAGAAACTGAAGACTGAAAACTTTTTGATTAGGGAGAAGTGCCGCATAGGGTGCTTTAAGAAGGATGAAACAAGGTGATATAATCCCCGGCTTTGAGGCTAAGAAGGACTCTCTAAGCCAGATACAGTCAGGCGATTGGAAGTTCACTATGAAAATCCAATTCGATGATATGCCGAATGAAGTCCTTAATGCCAAGCCGGGAACACGGTTCCTTGTAGCGTTAGCCATAGCAGACCAAGCTGAGTTCAATGAAGACCCCATCTTTGAGAATGGGTACGCAAAAGGGTCAGAACCTACGCCCGGACAGAGAGCTAAAAGACAGTTTGAAGCCGTAGTGGCTGATGAAAAGGGGGATTTTGGTGAGTGGTTCAGAAAAGGGCATCATATTGAGCTAAATCCACTCCATCCGTTACGAGAACAGGTTAAGATATTTCTTAATCACGAATCAGCCAATGAGATAGCCGCTGATCCATCGAAGTGGAATGCGCTATGGACAGACTACGAATACAAGGATAATCTATAAATGGGATTGGGCCACACGAGGGCTTCATGTCACCCTCTTATCCCCCATAAGCCTGACGCTAGGGTGTGGAGGCGTTAGATGTAATGGACATAGCACTCATATTCGGCTGGACAATTGTTTGCTTCATCATACTGATAATTATCTTTGCAGACCATTTGAGATTCAAATCAGAGAATAAGGAATGGTGGAGATGAGTGATTTTCTAACACTGATGGTTGCTGTAATGATATTGTACCTTTGTATCGCTGTTGGCGCAGGGCTTACATGGCCTCTGTGGTTGGCACTTTGGATTTGGGGATAGCTATGTGGATTTACTCATTTTTGCTCGTAACCACCCTAACATCGCCTACGTCATTGCCGTTCACTGCACCAATACAAGGTGATGAAGCGTTTAACACAGACACAGAATGTATGTTGGCATTGCGTAGGATGACGTTGTTTTATTCAGTCAAGGGTATGTTTGTGATTGATGGGGCTTGTAGGCCGTATGTTAAGTAGGATCGCTATGGTGAAGCATAAGGGCATGGTGTAATAGTGATACTATAGGAGAACGAATGAGAGACTTTTATGTACGCTTGAACTACGAGGACTACAAGCTGCTTGAAGAGCAAATGCTGCGTGTAGATGAACTAGAGACAACTCACAGAACTGTAGACGGTGGTTATCATAAAGCCATCAGGCTTCAGTTAGGCGGTGATACGATATTTGAATTTCAAGGTCCGTTGATTAAGCCGCCGTTGGAGGAATGATAAAGGAGTAAGATTATGGATATAATGACTCAGTTAGAGCCTGTTCAACGATTAAGTCGTGATCTTCGGAAAGCATCTGGTGGTGGTGAGATGACCACTACAGAGGTTAGATTTCTAGTCGATGCCTATTATATGATGCAAGACAACCGCATCCGGTGTAATAACCAGATTGGGTCAATGAGTGAAACGGAAGAACCCTGCATTGTTCTTCACTGGTTAGCTGACCAAGCACGAACTATGGAGAACCAGATTAAAGCGGCACTCAATTATTATTCCAACGCAGATCCATTGGGACAGTGGGCCAGATCACAGATTGGTGTCGGTGAAGTCATTGCTGCTGGCCTTCTTGCTCACATTGACATTACCAAAGCACCGACAGTTGGCAATATCTGGTCATTCGCTGGTCTGGACCCAACAGCTAAATGGGAAAAAGGGCAAAAACGCCCTTGGAACGCCCGACTTAAAACTCTGTGTTGGAATATTGGACAGAGCTTTATGAAATTCCACAATAACGAAAATTGCTTCTATGGTCATATCTATGCTGAACGGAAAGCCCAAGAGGTAAGCAAGAATCTTGCTGGAGACTTTGCAGATACCGCTGAGAGAACTCTCAAGGAAAAGAAGTTCAGCAAAACAACTGAAGCGTACAAGGCTTATATCAAGGGCCGATTGCCTGATGGTAGGATTGAATTACGCGCTGAAAGATATGCAGTTAAACTTTTCCTAGCACATTACCATGAGGTTGCTTACAAATTACATTATGGTAAGTCGCCACCGTTGCCATATCCGATTGCTCATCTTAATCATGCACATAAGATCGAGGTGCCTATATAACCATCGCAATTGAGAAAACCGTCTACGACGAGTGAGCCATTGTCAACGAGAGAACCGCAGGCCTTGAGCGAACCGTTCAACGAGAGAGTGCCGGAGGCATCGAGTGAGCCAGACTCGAAGAGAGTACCGTAAAAATTGAGCTACTTCGTAGCAGCATCCAACAACATAGTCAGTTCGATATTCTTCCTACGCCAACGCTCAACTTCCCGTTTGGCTGCATTGCGTTCAGCTTCCACCACGGCCAGTTGACTCCTTACCTTCTGCATCTCTCTAATGAAGGCCATTGGCACAGTGCCATTAATTGTCCGCATGACTCCTTCGTTAGCCAAAGATTTTGCTCACCGTCCCGATGACTTTAGAGAAACCCCCATCGTTAGCCAGCATAGTGGCGACGGCAGCACCAGCAGCAGGGCCGCCAAGGTACTTGGCAGTTGTGGGAGCGTACTTTTTAATAAGTCCTGTGATCTCCCCAAGATTGCCACTGCTGTTGCCACGCAACTCAGCATAACGAGCAGAAATTTCTTCCCACTCATCCCTAGCTGATTGGTATGCGTTATCAGTAACCTCAACGGCGACTTGTTCAAGGTCTAAGGCTTCAATGGGTTCCATGTTTAAGCTCCTTCATAAGTGATGCGGCAGATTCGTATTGTTTGATTGAATGCCCTACGCCACACATACGAATGACCCGTCCTGCGTGACGATAGAATGTAGGACGGCGTAGACCGATAAGTGAAGAAAAAATTTGTCGTGGAGATGTTATCGTCGGAAGGTATGGAACGGGATCATCCCAGTTTTCGTAACGGTGTACTTTACAAAGTACGGTTTTTACAAAGCCTGAGTTGCCAACTCTGGGACAACCGAAAGTGTGAACCTGTTCCGGGGGCCAATAAGACGCCGCCAACATCGCTAACGCACCACCCAATGAATGACCCGTAAATATCCATTTATTTTTTGGATATTGGTCAATCACGCATTGCACATGATTGTGAACCTGCTTGAATGCGTTAGAAAAACCTTTATGCACCCGGCCACCCACCATCCAATCGGTCTTGACGTAATTCAGATCAGTCAGATAGTCTTCAGGCTCAGTCCCCCTGAATGTGAGGAACATCTTGTCGTGAGAGTTTTCATCTGGTTCACATGAAACAAAACCTTGAGTCCCGTTTATATCAAACGTGTCAACCAGATAATGACCCACTTCGTTTACAGAGGGTTTGTCCTCATATGCCTGTCTGGATAAGTACGCACAGGTGTGAATCATTCAATATCCAAACGCTGCTTGAGGAAGTCCCACCATATCACGCCTATCTAAATGAATGAATGTTTTAGCAACGCCTAATGACCAGCCTTCGCTGTGAGCAACCCCTATTAGGTCACTAGCGTACTGAGCATTGGGTATATGAATGTCGATAGCAAGGCAACCCGTCACGCCATGACGCTCACTATCGTATATATGTAGGCTTCTGAGATGCCCACCTATGTCTTTATTGTGGGATAATGACCGGCAACAACTGTTGACCTTCATTGGTGTGGCGAACCTTACCCGTAGGTAAGCGAGTTTGTCAGCAAACCCGGCCAATAGCACAGTTTTTTTGGTTGCCTTGCATCTTAATTCAGCTTCTGTGAAGAGAACAATGTCATCATTCTGGGGGTGCTTGATCATTTTCTAAATTTATCAATCTGGTCAGATACCACTGGGCCTTCTCTAAGTCAGTCACACCACCCTTGAAAGGATAGCGGAGAAGGTATTTTAAGATGTTGCCTCGCAGCATCCCGCGAAACTCTTCAGTTGTTAACTGGTCTTGCAGTATGTCGATGACCTCAGTCTTACCATACTTGTAGTGGTCTGGATTAACTGGGTCAACATATCCAAGGATTACCTGCTCAACAACCTTTCTACTCACGATGGCATATCCTGTAGACTATATCATTCCTGATCAATGCTACGACTGTGTAGATTGTAGTCACTACGAGGTCGTTCTCTAACGACGCTTCGTACCCCCAGTGGGGTAGAACGTAGTGCGTGATGAGGATGGCTATGAAGAACCCTATGCCTACGTTGATACAAGCGTACAAAGTGGGGTTCATTCTTCTAATCGGTTCACCCATTTGAAATAAAGGTTTCCACAGGTTGGACATTTTTCAGAATGAGGTGGAAGCAAAAGGGGCAGAACACCCCACTCAATTGATCGTTCCTACCTGCATCCACAATTCAGACATTCGTATTTTGCCTTATCACCCTTCATTCTTTGGGCCATGACACCCAATTTACATTACCCCTAGAAGGCTTGTCCTCTAGGTAAATCCTCTTGGCGTCATTGATGCCTTGATCCGTATGCACATAGAACAGCCATTGTGCAGGACGCTCTGGCCTAGCCCTCATAGCGTTACGAGCGAACTCACAATATCCCTTGAGTGCAGGAGATACTATAACACCATCCAAGAACACTGTCTGGTGCCAATGACCCATTAACATTGTGTCGTATGTCTCTTGTACCATAGCCTGTGTATCACGAACCTTCTTCTCGCCGCGCACTATAGGTCCGATAGCTCCTACGATCCCATCACCACCCCTCGCACCTGTGGAGTCACCATGCTGAAGTAAAAACCTATGCCCTGCTACAGAAAACAAAGCATCAGTATGGTCTGGGATTAATAACGTGACACGGCTATCATCTTTGAAATACTCATCCAAGAAATGATACAGTAGCCATTCGACATTATCTTGCACACGGTTCTTGATCTTGGGCTTTATACTGAGGCGTCCATGATTGCCTGTAACACAAGGACAGAAAACAGCCCCAAAAGAATCAGCCAGAGCAGTGATGGCCGGGGCAATAATCCTGAAGGCGGAAATAACCTGTTCAGCCAGCGTGGCATCATTCGTTTCTCCCAGATCGTGCAAATTCCCACTGACTATATCCCCACCTAACGCTGCGACAATACCAGGATAGTTTGGCTCATTTGAATAGTCAAACGATAGGTGGATGATCTTCTCCACCAATCGCTTAACACGCTTCTGGGCAATGTCAATATTAAATGCGTTCAATCCAGCAACTTGGTCAGGGTTGACAACTTCTCCAAGATGCCAATCAGCCCATAGCGTAACCGGTACGCCGGGACCACCCTTTTTAGAAGATTCGATAATCCATTCAGGTGGTTTCGGTAGGGAGGTTTGAATACCAACGATCCACTCTTTAATCTGTGTGGCCTCTATGTTGGCTTTGTGAATATCGGAGAGTTGCTGCTTGAGGGTCTTGTTCTCTTCCTCTAAGCGCAATTTGTTCTGTTGGGTTTTGTGGATTTGTTGGGCTTCTAGGGCTTCAGAATCATCAGGGATTGTAATGCCTTTCGCTTTGGCAGTGGAGACACGATCTCTGATAGTGCGAACAGAAAGACCTAGCTCATCAGCAGCCGCTCTATACGCCCCCAGTTCCCCTGGGGGGACTCCCCCTTTCCCAAGAGGGTAGCCAGCGTCAATGGCTCTAGTGAGCGCATCTACCGCTTCCTGTGCCTGTTTTTTCGACAATTTCATTAAATAGTCATATTCATTGGTTCTAAGATGTCTTTAAACTCAGGTATACTCATTTGTTGTGTTAAAATCACACAACCATTTTCCACACCCACAATTATCAAAAACAGTGATGCGGGATGAGAAAACATATATAATCTAGGTGGATTGTCATTAGACATAGGCTCTTTGGCGTTATATGCAGACAAGAACCTTACCCTGTGTTCTTCTGGTATTTTCATTAAGACCGCACCCTGGTTGCGTTCATACAAGTTATCTATCCAGACGGGCCAGAGGAAATGGTCACTCTCACCGCATTGAGTCGCTGTTTTAGCCACAGTGGCTTCTTTTGGGGATGTGCAGCCCATCAAAAAGACTGCTAGAATCATAAAGGGGTACCTCACACTTACTCCAATCTTTCTCTGATACGATGTGACTCTATGCAAACCTCTACTAGAAACACGTAATCCTAATATCTATATCAGATGCTACCATACTCTCATGGCTACCCCTGAAAGTAAAGAGCAAACTAACCCAATAGTAATTTTGGCATGACTGTCAATGACTATTAGTTCCTTCCAATTGACACTCCACCCATACGTTCATCCAGTTCCATAATCTGCTTGGTTAGGGCATCTAATTTAAAATCTATATTAGCAAGTTTGTCGGAAGAGACATAAGATACCCTCTCTTTGAGGTGTTTGACTTCGTTTTGCATCACAGCCACTTCCTGCTGTAGTTTGGTTATGTCAGTACGCAAGCTTGTGACCACTGAGAGGTTCCACATTGAGAAACCTACCAACACAGTCAAAGCAAGGCTTTGTAGGTGTTTTTCTATTGGTGATCTATGATCAGGGGTCATTGGACTATCCTAAACATGAGACAATCCCCACACCGTCAATCTTCCGCTTGCAATATTACCAGATGAAAACTGGAAATATACACGATCTGTTGTAATTGTAGATTTTCTGGCTCCACCGAACTCACCAGTACGTGTCTGTGTGCTGGTGTCACCGCTAACAAGATTACCGTGTATTCGAGGATAGCCTGTCCCACGATGAGCAGCTAGAAATGCGACGAAACTTAGTCCCTCTCCAGCGGCAGAACCAATAGCAGCTTGTGCTATTACTATTTGGGCATCATCAGTGTCCCGGTTATATTGTGGTGCGGTAACTGCTGTTCCTTCAGCACTAGCAATCATACCATCACTATTGACCCAATCGTAATCAGACGCACCAGAATCAACACCGCTACTGTCACCTAGCCTTAACCATGCAGCCACATTATCAGTTGCGGGCATCAAATCATCCCCTATGACTACATAAGTATCATAAGTAGCGTCTAGGCCCGTTAGGGTAATGGATGCTGAAGTGGATGCTTCCTCTGAATCAATCCTCACCCATGATCCAGCCAGCCGCATTTGAATCTTCTTGGCGAGAGAGGCTGTGTCATCATAAGTCACAAGCCAATCAGCAGACGGGTCAGGGGCGGTGTCTTCAGTGAGGTCGTTAATCCCATCAAGAACAGCGGCCTTGTTTAAGAAGATAACCGTATGCCATACAGTGCCGTCACAACGCAGAAGGTAGGAATCGTACTGATGATTAAGAACTAGAGTGGTGGACCCGTCGATAGTCTCAGAGCCATCTCCGTCAACGGTAACAGTTCCAGAAGAGCCAATGTTCTTAATAGTGACCTCAAACGTACCACCGGCAGTCGCAGCAGCAGGAAGGGTGATGGTGAAGTCGCCACCAGAAGCATCTCCTGTAATCAGCTTACCATTGTCAGCCGTCGTTACCGTATACGTCCCCGTCTTGGCCGACACAGACCTATCCGTAATGATCCCGTGAACAGGGTCAGCAGTCCATATAGTAGTCCCGGCTGAATTGGTAAAGACCACCTTATAGTCTTGTCCCTTCAGGAATATGTCTCCAAACCTACCCGCTGAATCTGCTACCACAGGATTAGCGTTGGCTGAACTCAAAGCGTTGTCTGAATATGTATCTAACCTAGTGGAAGTTCCAGTTTCGTAATAATTCATCAATCCCCCAGAATAGGGATCGCCACTCTCATCCAGATACTGGATACGGGTTGTGTTAAATCGCACCGCCATTGGGGTACTCCGTTAATTAAGGTGTTTGTTGCGAGACGCCTATAATGGCGGCACGTTCCTTGGGACCAATTTGAGTGGCTACCTGACCCTTCTCTTGCTTATACATAGCTTCTATCATGCCCAAGGCACGTTCTTGGTCGGCCTTACTGCGGCTCACCAGCATCCTCGCCATAGCCCTGTCTGTTTCAGAGTGTGATCCACGGAATGCTCTGAAGAACTTAATGGCATACTCTCTGCCAATTCGGGAAGCCACCAAGGCATGAGCGCCGGGAACCTTCGTACCCAAGATAGCGCCAGCAGAGCCAGCAGCCTTTTCAACCTCTTGCATCTCTGCGGCCATCGGAGCGGTTCTTGAGCCTGACCCTATCATACCCTTAACATCAGAAAATCTCTGCTCTGCAAGCATCTTCTGTGTGAACTCACGGAACCCCTTGGGTGTGGGGAATACAGCTTCAAGCCTCTTTCTGGACGCCGACTTGTTAAACAATCGCCTTGCTGCACTCGCACCGTCAGGAACTCCCTCTACAACATCCATGACTGCCCTTGAGGCACCGTTACGATATGCTGCTTGTCCGGCTTTGGAGAGATCGCCTAGAGATTTTCGTATTTGCTCTGGGGACTGCCTCAAGAACCCCTTACCTTCTCTTAAGGCATTGACTGCTTCTGCATTGCTTTCGTATTGCCCTCTGGCCGTTTTGTATAACGATTTGTCCCCACCAGTATGCTTATCCAGCAAATTGACAAGACTCTTGCGTAGCTTGTTAACGACAAACCCCTTCTTATTGAGCTTGCCCGTCAATTCATTCCGGTAGGCCGGTTTATCTAATATGGAATCAATGCCTTTTTTAAGATAGTCCCATGTCTCAAGGGACAGCCCCTTGGCTACACCGGGGCGGTCAGGACGGGCCATTAGCCCTACACTGGCAGCGTAATTAGCCATCTCTGTAAGCTCTTTGTCTACAGGGCCAAGCCATTTAGCCGTTCCTGCCGCCCTCTCAATACCCGCAAGTTCTGCGGCTTCCTTGAGGGCTTTTTGCATAATGGGAGTCTTCAGCATTAGCTCCAGATTACGAGACGTTACAACCGGATTGCCTTGATACGCACGGGTATAAGCGTCACGGGCGTTAGAACTGAGTTTTTCCAAGAACTTATCTTCGGCGGCAAGGTAATCGCCGGGGCCAAGGTTTCTAGTGACATCCTTTTGAATGCGTTCACTTTCCTTCTGAGAACGCTCCCGTAAAACTTTGATGACCTTATTTTTGGCAGGACCGGGGAGGGCTGCTATTGCTCTAGTCAAACCGACAACATTTTCTCCTGCCGCATCCATAATAGTAGCTTGGGGACCAAGGGTGCGAAGCCGTACTCTCACTTTGTTAGGGGTGGTGTCATCTTCGATTAACTTCTTAGCGAGAAGTTGGGCGGCTTTCTCTTCAGGCATTGTCTTGGCTTTACGCAAACCCCTGACGGCTTGAACGCCCTTAATGGCTCCATGCACTACAGGGCCAGCAATAGCACCTATCTTCGCTCCCTCTATGCCTTCTTCTACCCGTTTTCCTTCTTTAGCTTTGCCAGAAGAATACAATCCACTCCAGAGCGCACCAAGACCAGACGCTTGAACCCAGCCGGGGAGTTGCTTGAAGGTTTGCCCTAAACGAGTAGCAGCGGCAGCAGGGCCTGTAACAGTGGCAGTAGCCACTCCTCCCGCAATCTCGCCGGGAATAGCTATACCGGGGTGGATTTCAGCACTCCTTGCCTCTTCAGCAGCCAAGTTTTCTTCATAAGTACCCTGACCAAGCAAAGCATTCATTCCCGCACCAAACTCATCTGCATAGCCCATCATTGCGCCTTCAGCAACGCTACGCACAACATCAGTGGCGGCTGTGCCTAATTTTTCCACACCTTCTTTGGAGAATCCAGACCATATATTAGTCTCAGGTTGCCTCTCTCCCGCCACAGGGTCAGCGTCCCAAGGGGATTTGGCACCACCACTTGCAACTGGATCATCTTCCCAACCCATCTTCTGCCTCCACCTTGGCTTTTCTTTTGGTTTTTAGTTCGCCCTTTGGTGTGTAATAATCTGCACCCTCTTCAATGGCTTGGTATTCAGCATCCCAATTGTCTGGGTTGTCTCCCATTGAAACAATCCCCCCCTTGTCTCCCAACATATCATTAAGTTTAATAGGCTCTTTCGCTGTGAACCCTGCACCACGATTGGTTCTTTTCCTTTGGAAGTTGTACTGGGGCAAAATGGTGGAATTGTATTTCAAGGCTTTTTCTTGCATGATTTCCTTCAACAAGCCGATAGCCACCTTCTTATTGCGAAGCATACTGAGGTTGCCACCAAGAGCCTGTACGACTCTGAAGGCGTCATACTCTGTCATTACGCCGCCACCGACAACCTCCTTACGGAACGCCCCCAATAGAACCTGAAGTTGCCCGTTTTGCAGTAATGTCCGATATTCTTTAGCGTCCAGTTCCTTGCCAAAGACCGTCTTGAGTTGAGCAGACAACTGGTCAGCAATCAGTGACCAACCCTGCTCAGTGGACTCTACATTCGCCATGTAATGATTGATCTGCCGAAGGCTGCGTTCCTCATCAGCGGCTTCACCAGCCAATTTATGGAATTGCTGCCCCGTCATCAAAGATTTATCTAGCGCAGCCTCAGTACGGGGTCTGGACCCAGAAGGAATGGGTTCGCCACCAATAGTTCGTCTGCCCGTGGTTTTATCTAACAGTCCTTCCCCAATATAGGTTCCATCAGCATCAACGTATGGCCCTAAGTTCTGATATGGAGAAACGGATTGTCGGCCTTGTCTTTTTTGCTTGATTACATCATCAAGGACAGCTATGGCTGGATCATTAGGATTAGCAGCAGCCAAAGCGTCCCTCTCAGCCATCATTTTAGAAATGGCAGAGGGTGCTGCTTTTTTGATACCTAATTGGGATACAGCAGCAGCTTGGGCCTTGAGGTGATTATATTGTTCCTCAGTAACAGTTTCCGGTATTGTCTTGGGGTTGCCGCCAAAATTAATCAGGGCTTGACGCATTTGGGGCCACCTTGAAGAGTCTTGACCCGTAAACAAGGCATCAGCATATTGGGCTTCAGCTATGGTCTTTTTGCGCTTGGATTCCCCAAGGTCAGCCATATCCTTTTCAAGTTTAGCTTGGTCGGCCAATACATCCCTTGCTTCTCCAGCAACAGCCCTGTCCTCTCCCTTGCCTTTCCAAACATGGGCCTCTTCAGCCATCTCAAGTTTAGACGCCTCGCTTGCTTGTTTGGTGAACTTGTTTTGAAGCTCAATGGCAGCAGGGGCGTTGATTTTAGACAATTGAGCTAAAGCATTATCACGAACACCGGGTTCTTTGCTCATTAAATCAGGCCCAAGGACATTAAAAGCGTTACGAGTATCATCCGCCTCCCTCTGCGCCGCATCTGCCCGCCTTCCCGCTGCCGCTCTAAGGGCGTTGGCTTGTTGCGCTTGCATCGTTCTCACACCACGGGAGAATGCACCGGGATCGCCCCGTCTTATTTGAAGTGCCATAGGTGCGGCCATTATCGCTGTCCTCTACTGTTATCCAATCCTGATGACCTTTTCCCAGGATCACCGCCGGGGGTTATAAACCTGCCCGTTTCTGGGTCTTTGCCACCGTTCCTAGCAATCATATTTATAGCATCAATCGGGCTTAATACCTTGCCGCCATAGATGCTTGGGATATGAGTCAACTCCCCATTATTAATGCTAGGATGTTTAACCCCAATCGTGTATTCAGATGAAGAGCCACCAAAGTTATTATTGTAAATCTTACGCCCTTCGGTGGTTAACCTTCCCGTCCAATCACCTAATCGAAGCGGCCCTGGCTGCGGCGGCTCATCTGGGCGCATCAGCCCTTGCACGAGAGGACCTCGACGATACCATCCGTACTGCGATATCAGGTCTTCATCCCGTAGTGAGTCGGGATTAACACCATATCGGCGCATGAAGCCCTCTTTCCAGAAGGTAGGATGGCTCCCTGATTTGAGCATTTGCCCACCGGCTGAACTTGGCCAATGTAATTGGCCGTCTTCTGGGTCTCTGATAGGTCGGACATCTCTAAACCAGGCGTTCCTATAGTCGTATTGCGGCCCTTTTAGCGGGTCATCAGACGGCAGACGAAGGTCTGGCTCTTCGCCATGATACCAGACGTATTCGTTGTACCAATCCGTCGCGCGAATGCCTTTCTGGGATTCCTTCTCTTGGTCAGGATCAAGAGAGGTAGGGCCTTGTTTAGGAGGGCGCAACAAATCCCAATCAAAGGAATCATTCTGTTCGCTTGCGGAACGGAGGTAATTCTTGTCAACCATATTCTAAGCGCCACCATACCAAACTTTATCCGCGTCCAGATTGTACTCATACCCGCTCCCTGGGCTATAGCCTCTGGTGTCTGGGTTTACCCAAGGTCGATATGGACCCACGTTTTGTGCCTGGGGCATCATGCCACTACTCCTTTGAGCGGCGGCGGCAGTTTGCTGTGGATCTTCTTCTCTTTCTCTCCCGTAGTACATTCCAGCAACTTCCATGCCCGTATCTATCATATTCTGAATAGCGTTAGCCTGTCCTACAGGGCCAGATGCTTGGTATGCACCCTGTTGGTCAAGGATGCTTGCTTGACTCCTAGCTCCAGCCATTGCATGGGCTGATTGTGCATCTGACGCCTTCAGTCCTTGCGTAGATAAGCCACTCAGATTTCTAAGCCAATTTTGGTATCCTTGGTCAGCAACGCCCTGAGAGTACTTCAATAGCCCTTTCCCCAACGCACCACTGCTTAACATACCCTTAGATGCGGCAGACCTCTCAAGAGCTTTTTGGCCTTCAGCTTGCTGGAACTCATAGCCGGGGTCATTATAAAACCCCTCCATAGCCTTGGAACGGGCATCTTCTATGCTACCTTGTTTTCCAGTGTAGCTTTGTCCAGCAAGGTCAGCAAGGGTGAATGTGGCTGCTTTTCCAGTGTCTCTATAAGGAGCGTACAACTCCCGCATTTCCGCTTCACCGGCTTGAATAGCCGCCCTTGAGCGGTCAGCCGCCTCAGACTGCATATCACTGGCATCTTTGGCAGCCGAATATCCCGGTATGACGTAATCCCAAAAGCTCATTAGTACAACCTCCTCCATTCGGAGCCACTATATACAACACCTAATGTGTCATTGTTTGTGCTTAACACTAAAGTAGAGGCTCCCATGACGTTCTTTCCGTTCCCGTCTAAAGTTAAGTTATCAGTTGCCCAATTCCCGTTAGGGTCATGGAAATACACCGTCCATCCCGTCTTAGGGGAAGCAGGTAGGGTAATCGTAAATGCTGCCGTGGTTGCTGTGTCAGCAAGGATTCTCTCACTATTGGTGGCCGTATAAGCAGCAGTCTTCAGAACCCACCTATGAATATCAAGAAGGTGGTCTTTCAGCCCCTGAAAATATTTAATCCAATCACGGGTGAACCAATCTTCCTCAGTGGCAGGAGTTTTGGGTATCTCAGGGACAGCCATTAGGTGTCCAGATTAGCTGCTATAACCGCCGCTCTAACAGGGTCACTCACAGTCATTCTGTAGACCCTCTGCCAGAACCATCCCATGCGCCGCCATATCAATCTATTCCGATATTTACCCTTGGCCCCCATTGAAGCCCAATGTTCATTAGACCAAGTATGCCCACCATCGTCAGACCACTCTAACATGGCTTGTGGCGCGACACCTTGTCCTGAAGTCAACCCAACGCCGCTCTCAATCTCCACCTGAAGACGATTAGCAAAAACCCGTTTGGTATTGGAATGCAGGGGAGGGGATGTAACAATCCTCCTAATGGGATCGCCCAAATCCGTCAGGGTGTCAATGTCGAGTTCGTTAATCTTCCCGTTTCTAAAGTCGCCAACAAGGTTCTTATCGTAGATGTTAAGTCCATGTTGCGCCCTCCAACGGGGGAGGAACTTGTTATTAGCTGTGTCGTACCCCTCTCGCTCATGCCACAATCCAGAGGAGACATCATAAACAAATGTAGCCTCATCGAAATTCAGAGTGTAGAACTTGTGTCCTTCTTGAGTGTGGAAGAATGCTTTCGCAGTAGAGGGAGAGGCAAATCCAGCAATGGCTGATTCTATCGCGTGGGTAGACACTCTTTGAGGCTTATATCCAGCGGCCCTGTAGACAACTAAATCATCGCCCAACCAAAAGATAGTATTATCATCAGCCGCTACAGAGTGTTTAGCCTTGCACCCCCTAGTGATGATAGCCGTGGAGATTCGTGCAAAAGGGAAGTCCGCATCTCCTGAATTGTACCAAACTTCAGTTGTCTCTTTTCCAAACAACCACAATTCACCATGATCAGAAAAGCAAACAACCAAATTATCAGGGTCACTCTCCGCTGTAGCTATATCAGTAGCATCCCAAGCAGTAGCGTCATTCAAGGAGGAAATGAAGAACGTATCAGCAGAAGGCGTGGTGCCTATGATATACCCATCTTGGAACGCAATAGAGGATGCACCAAGGAAATCAGTATCTGTAGGGTTGATCGCCGTCAGAGCAAAAGCCGCCGTCATTACGTAGGAATCAGTTGCCCCGGTTTCAGCCTGAATGACCAACTGAGTGCCATTGTCAGCCATTGTAACATCTGAAGACCCACCCACAGTTCCACGGTTAGTCCCTGTACCAGAAGAATCAATGGTGAATATATCGGCACCACTGACCGCAACGAGAGTCCCCGCGAAGTTATGTAATCCCCGAATTGGCCCTGTCCCGACATCAGCAAATGCTTTCTGACCCGGCGTACCAATCACAGGGATTTCAATCTTGGCATCCTTGGGGGACGCTTCAGCGAAGTAGTTGACTACCCTCTGTGCAGATAGATGTTTGACGTTCTTGCGTTCATATGCGTTAAAAGCGAAGGGAACCCTCACTAAAACTCCTCCGGTGTGAAATAAACGGAAGCCTCAGTATCAAAGCCCAGAACTTGGTCTAATTTATCTTTAGCCATACCCTTGAGATTAAGCTGCTTTTCAATTGAAACCCCGTATTCGGGAGCGATTTCAACAGCTAAGTTGAACTTCAGCACAGACAACCACTCTTGAGGAAAGTCTGGATTGTCAGAAGCAGCATCAAAGTCCTCAAATGGACGGGCGAAGGTAAAGTTGATTATGTCATCAATCGAACTGGGTGAAGGCCACAAGTAGAAGACCCCATTGGTTAACTGAGGATCGTAATACCCCTGACTAGATAACCCTGACGCAGTTTTGTTGGGAAGGTCGAAATACTCATCTCTGGTGAGAATATCCGAAAAAGGAACTTCTTGCTGGTTGGAGTCTTCCCGCCTTGCGTCGATGATCTTCAATGGACGGTCTATCTTGCTGGTGTAGGTATAGACCGTGTTGCCACTTGCAGCGGCTCCGTCGATTACGGTTGCGAGGGTAACTGTCAAACCTGACGGAGAACCTGAAATGGTAGTCCAATGGAAAGTTCCGTCATCCTTGACTATGCCTACGTTGTCTGAAGCCGTCATTCCTGTAATCGAAGTGACAGTTAGTGTGGCGTCCGACGCAGAAGCAGCAGCAGAGAGGGTGGTTTCCACATAAGAGGACGTAGCATGATCTCCAGACGGGCCTAACGTATACTTAGCCGTGCCTTGAGTAAGAAACAGCGTACCCTCAGTCATAGTCCATAGATGAATACCTTGCGCTTGCCACGCCTTGACCATCTGATTGAGGGCATCAGAAGCATCTTGAATCTCATCATTGGCAGGAGTCTCTCCAGAAGCAATCACTTCCACAAGGCGCAACGCCCCCTCTATGATCTGATCTCTAGTCCGATTGAAATCCACAGAACCTGAACTAGCCACTATGCACCTCTCAACACGTTAAAGTTTTTGTTCACTAACTGGACTCCATTCAGATGTATGCCCCATATTTCTTTTTCGTATGCCGTATCTTCTTAACAAGGTTTCCAGCTCACACCGTCAAGATCTGGGTGGCTGGCATGTGCGCCGGTAACAATCCGCACCTCGACAGCGGGGGTAAACGTTTGCGACCATTCATAGATTTCAGCATCGTCATCGTAAAGCTTGACCACGCCTGATCTGCGCTCCAACCTCATCACCGAACCATCAGCTATAGTTTCCGCACTTTGATTCTCTCCCCCATAGACCGTTTGACCGTTGGCGTTGTATTCCCAATACCAACTTCTAACCATGGAGCCCATGCCACCGTGGCCTTGTCCAGTCGAGACAAATGTTCCATCTTCGGCAATGTCATAAACGCCAATAACCATATATATTCCGGTAGTTTGTGTGTAAGTAATCGTGAAATCATCAGTAAATGTGTCGTTTGTTCTAATGGCTTTATCACCTGCGTTGCAGTCAACGCCATCCCCACTAAACGTAAAAGAACCAGTTGCTCCGTTCCACTCCCCGGAGGAACTGGAAGTAGTGTCGCAGCCCGCGCCAGCAACACCCATCATTAAAGAGTCTTCTCCCATCAAAGACATCTTCGGATGCTCGACTAGGCGCGGCCTTTCAAGAGTAATAAAATGCTTATATGGGGGCCACATAATTAGCTCACATTCAAAGCCATGTTCGCATCAATGGTTGAAGCATCGCGGACCTTGTAATCCGTGCGGTCCGTCGCCCCGCTTGCCGTGCTGGCCGTTGGCGCTGTCCCCGCCGGGAATTTGAACATAGACCCAAAGGAAACCGTCCGGCTTCCCGTGCCGTCTTGCGTTGTCCAAATCGACCCACCTTGCCCCGGTGAAGCGGCGATAGATGACGGATTGGAAATAGTTAAATTCCCCGTAAGGGTGTTGATTTTGAAATTATTGGCGTCATTAAATGAAAGAACTATTGCCGACGCATAGGATACCGACGCAATTGCTCCGCGTTGAGATTTGGAAAAAAGATTATTCTCCGTCCGCTGGACGATGGCCGACCCCAACACCGAAGCACCCGCCGAAGATTGAATGTATGGGATGATTGTCGATGCCGTGAATTTGAAAACCTTGATCCAAGCGGTGTCCCCGGCATTGCGGAGGTTCATGACCAATGCAGAAACGTCCGCCCATTGCATCGTTTGTGTGGTAGCCCCCGGCGCAACGGTTGACGAGTTATTTGATAGAACCGCCGCCAAAGCGTTGTTGAGGTCCGACCGGAAGGACGCCCCGCTTGCATTCGCTAAATTGTAATCATGTTGTGCCATCGCCCGTTCCTTTTACTGCATCTTGTGTTAATTAACCAGCGGTATCCGCCGCCACGCTCAATTCGGAAACTTGGATATTGAAGGCCGAATCCGTGGTTGTCAGAATCATCCGGAATTGAACGGCTCTCGCCGTGAGGTCCGCACTATCCAATAAATTCCAAGACGACCATGTCGGAGACCCGGAAGGATCATCGTCGGTTTCTCTCACATACACTCTCGCGTCGGCACCGCTTGTTTCGTCACCGTCGAATGTCGTCCAAGTGTCAATCAAGTCTGTTTTGGAATCCATAAGATCGTTGGCGTTGAGGATTGCGGCAACAACGGTTGTGGTGTATCGCTTTGAAAGAACCGTCGTCCAATCGAAGGCCGTGTTGAAAAGATAAATTCCGGAATCGTGAAGACCGCCAAGCCCGTCTATGTCGGCTATCGTGGAAAAGTCGGCAACGCTGTCGATCAAACCAGACGCCGTTAGCTTTATCATTCCATCACCAACCACAACATTGGTTGTCGAGCCGGGAAAATTCGTGCTTTCGGTGATGGTTGACGCAAGCGTGAAATTCGCCGCCGTGGCTTGTTTCGTGGAAACAGATGCCGCATCCGTGCTTTCAACATTGGAACTGTCTTTGGCTTTGGCGAGATACGTCCCCGATTTAAGAGGCAAGGAAACCGTCGTCTCCGATCCGGCGATTGCCGTCCCGATCCCGACCGAAGTCCCCCATGAGGCTCCTGTCAGAGCATTATCGTGTCGGAAAATATACGTCCCGCCAACCTTGACATCCAAATCCGGGGTGGCATCCCATCGAAGGATTGCAGAACCACTCACCGCGCTAATTGTAAGATTTTGCGGCTCCGTGGGCGGGGCCAAAAGTCCAAAGATTTCTTGATTTGGTTTGGTTGTAAAATCAGACGACACCCCCAACAAACTCAAAGACTTCACCCGGATATTATAAACCCCCGGCTCTATGTCATAGACGATCAAAAACACTTCCGTCGTCCTGGCGATAACCGAAAAACTCTCCGTAACGGCGTTACCGTCCTTGTCTTGTGTCTGTTGTTGTTGGACTTCATATTCGACAATGCTCAAATCATTGGGAGCCATCCAAGAGATAATTCCCCGCGCTTTGACCCCGATATTTCGAGTGGAATAAAGCTCTTCGTTGACCTCAAGACCTTCCGGCGGGAGAACGGTGAACATATCCGGCAAACTAGAGTTTGCCGCTGGATCAACAACGGTTTCCTCCCCGCTGTTCCAATCAAAGACCGTAGTGGCGGTTTCACGGAAAGACATTTCACAACCAAGCGTCGGGTTTCCTTCATTGGCGACTTGAATCAACCGCCATTCTCCGACCTCAAATACTTTGGCCGACCACCCAAAGCGGGCATTGTCAATCGACACCGTATCGCCAGCTTGCAATTGCAATCCTTTGAGCGTGGTTGTTGCTCTGAACGAAATCATTTGCCGATGTCGTTCCAAGCTAATCTTTGCAAGACGTGACGCCGTTTGCGGTCTATTGGTGTTTTTCAAATCAAGCTCTCGGAAGGTGCGCTCACCGTTATCCTCGGTTTCATAGGTCGCATTAGTAACGGATGGATAATCAGCAGGTTGGTCAAGGTTGAGGCTAGTGACGTAGATACCTTTGACCGCATTAAATCTTGATCTACGCCCGATTCTCGTTTGAAGGGTTATCCCCGAAATGAAGTCATTTTCATCAAGCGTGATCGTCGGCGCGGTATAAACGCCAGCTTTCATGCGCCACGTTCCGCTTGCATAAATCATTTGGCCCGCCATCGACGTAAGCGCATCCCCGATCATGGCGGCTGGCGTCCGGTCCACCTGCAAAAAACCGTTCATGGTATAACGAGGCTCCCCGGTCTTGAAAACGGATTGTTGGCCTTCTCCAGAGGTTGTCAATGATTTAGCGGTCCCGGCAAGCGCCAGAGCATAGGTCGAGGCGAATTGGATTCGTGCCGTGTCTAGTCTTTGGGTTGCGATGACATAATAATCAACCCCCGCCGACAATCCGCCTATGGTGGAAGTGGTTGCCGATACCCGGACCCGGTCTCCGGTGAAAATTTCAATGGTTGACCCAATTAGCGTGGCAATATCGGTTGCTGTGTCAACAGCCGTGATGACGGTATCTATCCGTTGAGTGCTGACAATTTCTTCGGAAGTGTTCGCCGCTGAATTTGTAAAAGTGTCATCGAACTCAAGTGTCGTTGCCCCGCCGCCGCCATCAACCGTCGAAGTCGTCATGTAATCTCTGATAATCAAAACGGGATTTACCGTCCACGCCTCGGTTGAGGAATTGCGTGGATCGACAACCTTTTTCCCCTTGACCCACGCTGAAATCGCCGGAACGCCTCGCGGATAAACGTCCTTATCGAATGCCAAGCTGACGTAAATCTTAGCACGTCCTTGCTGCAAATGATTGGTCGTCCATGCAGTAGTCGCGCTCACCAATGCTGGAAATGGTTGTGCCGCGCCTTCGTCGCCAAGCGATTTAAAAATCCGGGCCGTGTTTGCAAACCGCCCCGAAGAAACAACGCCCGTGGTCCCGTCGATAGCGTCTGACGGGATGACTTCGTCCCCGAAATAAATGTCTTCGATTGCTTGTACGGGGTGCGCTGCAAGCGTGATAATCAAATGTATCTTGTTGTTGTCTAAAGATACGTCAATGAAGGTCAGCGGACCGGACAGCCGAAATTCCCCATAAACAAATCTATGGGCGGTGATAGGTTGCTTGAACTGGCGGACACGCCCCTGTGATTCGGCGGCGAAGCTTGTAAGATTTGGCTCTTGCGGTTCCGGCGCAAAGAACCCAACCACCTCGTTGAAAGTGTCAACAAAAAAATCAGCTACGTCTTCAATTACATCGGATATTGTCTCGATAATATCGTCAATGAAGTCCTTAATGCCAATCCGACACGCCGGACTAAGTAATTCCGTAATGTAATCCATTATATATTTAATAAAATCCGACATTATCCTATCCGCAAACCTCGTCTTTAGTCTTTCTCAAGTAAATCCCCACGTCACTTCTTTTTGTTGGAGTGACACAACATATTGAAAGCCAAGATCGCCGGGAAATTGTTTTTGCTGGTCTTGGTCCGTGAACCTCCGGTTTCGGCTGCGCTCCAAACTGACCAAGATGTTTTCCGCAGAAATCGTGATCATCGCCGTTGGCCCGGACTCAACAATCGTCACCACGTCCATCCGACCCTTGAAAAGCTGGACACGATCAATGAAAACATTGTCCGAATTCATGAAGCCAAGCCAAATTGTCACTGGTCGATCTTGATAATCTTCACCGAAAGCGTTTGACAAAAGATCGGATTGAATCCCGTTCAAGCTGATATTCACGCCGGTTGATTTGACGGCCTCTGTTTCTTTGATTGGGCTTATGGTGAGAACGCTACCAATGCCCGAATAAACGGTTGAAGCAATCGTGGTGTTGCCCACGCCATTCCAGAAGAAAATTGACCCGCCATCAAACTCAAAATCTACAAGGGTGATAGGCCGTAAAGATGCTGCCGTAACTTCGTCCACAATCGCGGATGCAAGTATGCGGGCCATTAGAATGCCTCAACGATGCCGAATGAAAATCCATAAATGATCGTCTGCAAATCCCATTGTCGGACATTCTCCGCCAGCCGGAACCGCCCGACCGCGCTACTTACGACTAACGTCGCATCGTTATCCGGGGAGCTTCTAAGGTTGGGCCATATATTGAGTGTAAAGTTCCCGCTTCCATCCGCCGTGACATCTTCAAGCACCATATAAAGCCGCGCCGTTGCCCCGGACCCAAGCTGGACATAATCGCCTTCTTTAAGATAACCGGCGGCATCATTCGGAGCGCCATCGCATATCAAGGCCGCCCCGGCTTGGCTGGCTCCATTGACAACCGGCGTCCCCGGAGCCGACGAGGCACTTCCTTGAGGGGTCGCCGCCGCCGGATCGCCAAAAAGAAGTGTTTTCTCCCGCCCGTTCAATGACACAAGCCAAGCCGTTATCGCCCCGGCGTCGGCCCGCTCCAACGGCGCAACGGAAAGGTCAGCCGACCACCATTGGCCTTGATGGGCAACGACTTGCTCTTGGCCCGTGAATATTGACCTAGCTACCGCAACGGAGGAATTTACCTTCGGAGTAGCAGCCTGGAATTTCATCGCTGACGGGATCGTGCGGGGGAATGTAATCGCCATGAGTCACCCCGATCATTTGAAGAAATTAGGATCGCGCTGGCGGTCAGATTGAACTCTGTTCACCGAAGCGTTGATAAGTTGCGGTGACGCTCTCCGAATGCCACGCTCAACAGCAGCTTCAACGGCGGCGTCTCCATTCGACCCACGAGCGTCAATGTTGATCGTGACGCCGCCTCTGCCGGTGGACTCCACCCCTAGCTTGCCGCTTGGGCCGCGCCGTAGTGGAAGGATGGCCTCTGGCCCCGCCTCACCCATCAAGCCAGCGCCACCCGCCATCGGGAACACGGTCGGCTTGGAGACAATGCCGCCACCGGCAAAGGGCATAATATTCCCTTGATTGAAAGCCCCGCCCTTGGCAACCGTCGTCATGCTCATGAAGCCGCCGCCCCCACCGCCCCCACCGCCCCCAAAACCCCCAAAACCGAGCAACCAGAATAAGAGTTTCGACGCCGCGATCCGCGCAAGCTCTTTTAGGATCGTGCCGACCATGTTCTTGAAAACCGATTTCATCGTTTCCCCGAAGCTCTTTCCTTGGACAGCGGCATCAATCAAGCCGTCCGTGAACGACCCGATCCCGGAAGAAACCCTAGAAAGAAGCGGGTCGGTTTCAAGAAACGCTTGATTGGCTTGTTCTGTGGCGCGAGTTGCTTCCGTTTGGGTAATCAGATATTGGCCCGTCGTTTGATCGACTGTCGTCATGGCTTCGTTGATCCTAAGCAATTGTTGTTCATGGGTTTCTGTCGGTGTGCGGACCTCGTCTTTCAACGAGGCGGCGAAGTCTTTAAGAGAATCCGAAGCATCCTTCACGGCGGGAGATTGTCTCCCTGGCGCTGGCGCGGCCCCACCACCGAATTGGACTTGCTCCAGTGTCGAATTAAGATTGGTGATTTCCCTATCTAGTGCCTTCGTGTCAATGTTGAGAAACTTCAATACCTCTCGCAGCTTTCCCAACGCTTCCGGCCCGACAAATTGTTTCGCCGCTTCTTTGGCGTTTTCCAAGATTACCTTGAGCTTGTCAAATGACCCCGTGATTTGCGCGACAACAACCGCCAAGACCACGAAACCAGCCTTGCCAACGTTTTGAACGGCGGTCAAGGCTATGGACGCCGCCCTTGCAATGGTCAACGCCCGTGCAAACTTTATGAAAGCAATCGCCGCGCCAAGAACAGTCCGGGCCGCAAAAGCCGCCGTCAAGCCGACAAGAGCGTTCTTTAGGAAGCCTATGTTGTCTCTCACAAGCTCCATTGACGGAACTAGGGATCGGTTAAAACTCTGTCCGACCTTTGTGCTGAATGATAAAAATTCTGATTTCAATTTACCCAACCGGAACGGAACGGAGTTGGCGATTTTCTGGAATGCCTCTTCCGTCGCGCCGGAGCGATCCGCCATTTGCTTCATGATCTCGATGAAGTCTTTGGAGCCGGTCCCGGACAACCGGAGGATGGGGATTAAAGCCTCGACGCCGCCGAAGAGTTGCGCCAAGGAATCCGTTGACCCCTTGGTCTTCGTTTTAACCTCGTCCAAGAACTTCGCAAAGCCGCCCGCCTCAATCGCGGCAACACTAAAGCCTAACTCCAACCTTTCCGCCTCGTCCCGCGCTTCCTTGGTCGGCTTGGCAACCGCCGCCAAGATACCCCGCAAGCCGCTGACAGCAATCCGGGTCGAAATGCCGCCCTTCGTCAAAGCGGCGACGGTCGCGGTTAGTTCCGTGAACTTGACGCCCGTCGTTTCGGCCAACGGCGCGACCAAACCAAGGGAGCTGGAAAGCTCCCCGATGGTCGTTTTGCCCGCCCGCATCGCAACAAACATCGTGTCCGTCACGTCCGTCGAGCCCTTCACCTTGGCCCCGTAAGCATTCAAGACGCTGGTCAAGCCATCGGCGGCGGTTTCAATGTCGGTGACGCCGCCGACCGCAAGCTTGTTCGCGGCGGTCAAGACTTCGGTTTGCTTCGCGGCTGTACCCGCTCCCGCAGAAATCACTTGATAAAGAGCCTTGGCTTGCTCCGCTGGAGTCGATGCAAAGGTCTCGGACATTTGCAAGGCTTGTTCATTCAGCGCCATCATTTGCGCGGAGGTGCCGGGGATCAGGGTCGAGACCTCCGCCATTGCGGTACTAAAGTCCAACGCTCCCTTTGACGCCTTCGTGAAGAAAGTGGCAACCGCCGCCGCGCCAACGAATTTTGCCAACGCGGTTCCGGCGCTTCGGGCGCTTTTCCGGACCCGATCAAAAGACCCTTCCGCCTTGTTCGCCGCCAAGCTCAATTGACGAAGTTCGCCCTTGGCAATCCGTGAGCCGGTGGCAGCCCCTTTGGAGTCGATCTTGACTGCAATTGTAGTCTCAAACGGCATCAGGCTTGCTCCGATGATGGTTCAAAAATTCCGTATCCATGACACGGACCAAGCGGACTTTTTCCCTCAAGTCCTCTTGGTCCGAAACCAAACCAACTTCTTTCCAATAAGTCACGATTTCCGACAATGGGATTGCCCCGACATCCATGCCGGTTGGTCGGCTTGGATGAAGGAACCAAAAGCACTCCCAAACGGGGACAAGATCGGGATAGATTTCTTGCAGTCGGGCTAACGGTCCGGGTGGCTCGTCCTGTTCTTCCATCCACGCAATTTGCGATTCTGAATATTCCAGATAGAAGGAAAGAACGCTTATGAGTTTTTTTCCGAATCCTCTTGCTCGTCCTTGTGGAACGTCTCTTCGACCGTTGCCAGCTCGACAATCTCGTTCCGGAAGTCGATGTTTCTCCAAAGAAGGTCATAGGCCCGCTTGCGAGAATATTTATATTCCTTGCCCTCATTCGTGAAACCCTCCCAATCCAAGAGAATCGTCTTGGAGACAACTTCGCAAAGAATCCGGGTCTCAAGCACCGTGTCCATCGTCCCGGCTCTCTGCTTACGCCTATGGGGCTTAAGAGCGCCGTCATAAGCCTTGGTAAAGGTGAGGCTCCCGATTCGGGCAATCTTGATCTTGCTCCCGTCCCGATACTCAACCCAAACCCCTTTGTTTTCCGCCTCTGGATTTGCAAAAGCTTTGCCTATGTCCATCCCTGTCCTCCTTAAGTTTATGTTGGTAAGAAGTCGATCCTTATGGTGTAAGCCAAGGTCGGGTCTTTGATCGCCTGGAAATCCAACGATAAGAACACATCTTCATCCTTGCCGCCCGCCAATGGGTCGCCCGTCGTTCCTTTAATCTCCGGCAAGCTGACAACCACGGCATTGCCGTCCGCGTCAAGAAACACATAGTCCAAAGAGAACGATGTGTGATTGATAAGATCGTCATAAAAGTCGATCCGATCAAAGAACAAGTTGATGTTGCCGGTCACATCCAAACCGCCATCGACCGGCTCCGAAGAGAATTTCGATCCGACCGTGGGACGCGGACTCATGTTGTTGCTGATGTCCACGGAGAACGAGTTGATGGAAGACTGAATGACCGAATCATTATGCAGAATGCGCGACACATTGGCGGCGCTCGTCATCGGAGTATTGGTCCCCGCCGACGTAACCACCGAAGATGCAACCGTGGTCGATGCCGTGAAACCCTGCTTCCCGACAAACTCGAAAGTCCCGGTAACGATTTGTTGAGCCGCGACCGTGAGATTGGCGGTGTTGACCCTCATGCCGGTTTGATACTTGATCGCGTTCACCGACCCGAAATCCGTTTCAATGAAGAAACTGGTTTTGGTGGTCGAGTTGGTCAGCGTCCGCCCGGTGATCGCCGCGCTCGAATAAGACGAAGCGGTCAGCGTGGTCCCAACGATGGTCATAAGCGTCGAGGTCAAGGCGGAAATCTTCACGATATCGTCCGTGGTCTTGACCTTGACCCATTGGCCGACCGCGAAATTGGCGACAAAGTCGGTGCCAGAAGGGCCGGTGATGGTCGAAGCCGCGACAACGACAGTCGAAGTCATGGTGACAGTGGCGCTTGAAATCGTCCCGCGAAGGGCTTGCTCAAGAAACGTCTCATATTCACCATAAATCAACTCAAAGCCGAAGCCGCCCGCCGCACTATCGGCAACCTCAAGCAACGCCGTCCGTTGGCGTCCGGAGTCGATTTCATTTGAGACGATAGTTTCCTTGGCGTGGGAAAAACTTTCGTTTAAGACCCGGAGTTGGGTGACCGCCGGGGTCGCAACTGTCGCGCCCCAAGACCCTTCCGTCGCGTAACGGATTGTGACTGAATTGGCATCTGAAAAAGCCATTTTTGACCTCCATCATCAAGTCTAAGAAAACTTGCTTCTTTGGAAGGCCACTGACACAACCGAATGAAGCCAACCGTCCTCGACGCCAAGCGTCTGAAATGACGGTACTCTGGTCACGATAGTCCCGGAACTTCCGAAACTGAACTCGACAACGTCGAAAATGGCGGCAATCGTGTCGGCCAAATCCCGCGCCGTCTTGGTGCCGACATCCTCGACCGTGAAGATGTCAATTTGGATGATACCACTAAAACGCTCCAATCTGCTAGACATTCCTGTCCCGATGGAATTTACATTCCCACCACCAGACAAAATCGTGAGCGCAACCCAAGAGGTCGCCGCCGGTTGCTTGAAAGGGACGTTCTCATATTTGACTTGCGTCGAGGTATAACTACCAGCAAATCGCGCCTCTATGGCGTGTCGTTCGTCTTCAAAGCTCACCGAACTTGGTCTCCAATTTGGTTATGACTTCGGCCATTGAGACCCGCGCCACGCCCTTCGGCGCTTGGCCGGAATGACCGAACTCAATCGCCATTGTATAAGGAAGATTGCTCGTCACAAACGAAACCTCGAAAGGGTCAGAGAAGGACGCCTCAACCGGGCCAAGGGATGTCGTATCCCCCGGCGGCGGGACGAAGGACGACGGAGCGCCATCACTGACCGCCCACGATCCCCGGAACCTCCCCGTGTCAACCGGAGCCATCGCTTCAATTGTAGCCTTTATGTCGAGTGTAACCCGCGCCCGGAATCGTGCCGGAGCCAAGTCCACCCTATCGGCAAACCGCGCTAAGTCTGCGGAGAATTGTCGAGCGTTACCCATCAGGACTTCCTCACTTGCAATTCCCAAAGGGCTTCGGCGGGGTCGGTCCTCACGTTGACGACACGCCAAGGCACCCCGGCGACCACAATCCGGTCTTCGGCGGAAGGCGTCACCGCTGAAATAGATTTTGCAGGGATCAAGGCTCTCTTGTCTTCGGGCTGGATGATCTTGCCGTCAATTTGCTTTAATTCAAACACATCGAAGATCACCGTCACCCCGGCCACTGTCGAATATATGGCGGCGGCAACGCCCGTCGATGTGTTGTAGGTGTTCGCGCTTGTGGAAGTTACGGCTTCATAGTTGGTCGAGACGCCGACATCACCGAATGCCGTCACTATCTCTTGGGCTGCTAATTTGAAGGCTTGGTTGAGGCCCATTTTTCAAAACACCTATTGCAAGATCGTGAACAATGAGGGCGAAAGAAGCCATTTCCGCCGCTGTGAAATCATCTTGACTTATCTTCACGTTTCCCTGTCCATCGACCTCAAGAGTCAACCGCCTTGTTTCCATTCGCTACCTCGTTGACGGAACCGACATCGACCCGGCGGGCCGACCCAAAAAATTGATTAATTGTTTGACCACGTCCGGGATGACCGGCGGCTTGTCGCCGGGGTCCGGTTGCATGGTAAGACTCCCGGCCTTGAGCAACTTGAATCCTTGACCAGAGGCGTCCGCCGTCCGATCCGACGCAATCATGAATTGCGCGAACTCCGCCACCGCATCCTTTAACGCTTGCGGGATCGTTGTCGAGACAATCAAGAAACCGGAGCGGTCCCTGATGTCGAACCGGGGGAATTCAAGTGCTTGGCTGTCCCCAATCTTCCGTCCCTCAAAAATAAAATAAGCGTCGAGCAAGCGGGTCGCCATTGCCAAGGCGATGTTCTTGTTGGCGTCCGTCGCCGCATCCCAACCGGACGAGTAAACGTGACTCTCGAAATATGTGTCAGCATCCGCCAACGAGATATAGGTGTTGGCGTTGGTTAAGCCCGTTCCGTCCTCGACAACCAATGTAATCGCCATGCCTTACCTCTTTTCAGACCCTAGCGCCCCGCCGGGATGATGTTCGATAAAATCCCTCACAGTCCAACCGTGCCGACTTGCCAAGGCTACCGCTATCGCATCCCCGACCGCCATTTGCATGGTTGTCGATGTCGTTGGCGCATGGCCCCATGCTTCCTCGACCTTCGGTAGCTTGACCACCGTGTTGACCCAAACGGCCAAGCCGGTCTTGTCATGCTCCGAAATCAATACCGTAGGAATACCGTGATCTGACGCAAATTTCAACAGTGGCCTTAATTCGTCCGCCATTCCCGACCGCGAAAGAACAAGCAAAGCGTCCCGGCTGTCTATCAATGCCATGTCGCCATGCGCGGCTTCGGTTGGATGAATGAAGATCGCCGGTCGGCCCAAGCTCGTCATCGTGGCGGCGACCTTCCGACAGACATGGCCGGACTTGCCGACGCCCGTCAAAACAATCTTGCCCTGGCAATCAAGGATCAAGACCGCTTCGGCAAACTGCTTGTCGAGCTTGGCGGCGAGCCGTTGAAGCCCCTTGGCCTCTTGACGGATGACGCTTGCCCCAAGTTTTATGGCGTCCATCATCCTCGCCTCGCCAAAAACCCAAGGGTCATCCCATCATCGCCGGGGCGCATCTCATAGTTCTTGTATTTGGCATATTGGGTTGCCCAATCTGAAAGCTCCCACTCGTTGAACAACCCAAGGACTTGATCCTTCGTGTAGTGCCGGTGGTGAAACGGATGCTTGTTGGGATTGAACGGGGTGGTATGTTCATTCGGGACAGTCCCAACGAGAAGCGGGGACGCCTTCAAGAGCTTGCTAATCCATGCTGGGGCATCCGTGATGTGTTCAATCGTTTCGATGGAGACCACGGCGTCATATGTCTGGCCGAACTCGACCGCCCCGAAGACATCGTCTTGGATGAAGTTGACGTGCGGGTGGTCGAATTGCTTTTGCCACTTCGCCGCCTCGTCAGACATATCGTAAGCCGTCACCAAGAATCCGTGTTGAGCCAATATCTCTGACCCGTAGCCGCACCCGCAAGCGGCGTCGAGGATATGGCTTTTCTCCGGGATGTGCTGGCGCAAGAGCTTCGCCGCCCACTCGTATCGGGCGCGGTGGTTGATCGCTATGTCCTCTTGCTGGCTACCAATCTGTCTTTCGCCTGTCGTGCTACCCATCATTTTCCCCGTTCACGAAAAGGAAGTCACCGTCATGGATTTTGTGTTTGGTCATTACGGCATCGACCCCGGCCACTATGGAAGGCACCCGGACAAGATTGGGATGGTCATAATAATAGCACAGATAGCCTTCTACCATGAGCCATGCGAAGATCGCGCTCACCGGGCAATTGCAGAATGGCTCGTAAATCTCGACAAGCAGATTCGGGCGGTCCCGTTGAATGATCTCCCGCGCCCCGACGAGGACGTTCTTTTCTGTCCCCTCGACATCAATCTTGATGAATCCGATTTGCCCCTCGTCTCGAAAGAAGCGGTCAAGCGTGATTGAATCGACGGTAATCTTCGGCCCGCCGACAAGGTCTTGGTAGCCAGAATTGGAGAGCCGCTTGTCATCGACAAAGAACTCCGACTTGCCGAACACGTCACCGACCGCTTTGTTGTGCGCCGTCACGTTGACAAACTCGTCTCCCTTTTTCCGTAATTGCATCCAAACTTCCGGGACAGCCTCGAAAGCATGGACATGACGGGACCGGGGCGCAAAGTAGTGGGTAAAGTGGCCCGTAGCGCCCCCCACGTCCACGGTGAGGCGGTTCTTGTCGATATATGGACCCAAGGCACCCATAATCGTCTTGGCTTGTAGCGCGTCATTTACGGCTTGGTTGAAGACCCGCCGCTTGAGGACTGCGTCTGAAAGTCTCATCGCATCACCACTTGTAGGTTGGTTCTCGTCCCGCTTGTCGGATTACCGCCGCAATGCAGCCCGAAGGTCGGGTCAAAGAACATGACATTGGCCTCGTCGGAAAGGTATGGGTGAAGCATACTTAAAAGAACCCGGCTTTCCCTAGTTCCGTCCGGGATCAACCGACCGACGATGGCATTGCCCCGAAACCGCTTCGGGAAGGCGTTGGCGACAATCCGGTGATCCGGGGTGTGGCAGTAATTGCCGATGCTATTTCCCCAAGCGAAGACCCGCTCCATTTCGCCATAGTTCCAACGGTGCGAACCCTTGATCCAGTTAAACGGCCCGTCGTGAGCCTCGACCTCCCCAAGATAGATGATTGCCTTCATGATCCCCGGCTTCGGATCGAAATGCAGATTGAGCAGCTTGGTTGAAGTTTCACAATCGCGGAATTGCTGGTAATGATGGCGGTCCCCCGGCTTGGCGACATGGAGGGTCGCGGACCGGACTGACAATTGGCTCCCGCCACGGTACTTGGTTCCGGCCTCAAGCAAGCCGTTCCGGTCGAGCAACTTATAGATCGCTTTCAGCGTTGTCGGGGAGTTGTCGATTTGAGCGCGGTCGTAATCGGTCAAGCCGGTCTTGCGCTCTCGCTTCTCCAACACCCTCGCTCGCTCTTTGAACATCCCCAAAAGTTCCGTCGTATCGGCTTGGATGGCATGGATGCCGTCTTGGACAAGGTTCTTATATGCCCGACTATCAGCAAGGTCGTCCCGGCGCTTGTTTAGCTTCAAGCTGAAATAGTTTCGCGCCGCATCAACAATCCGGTTGATCTGCTTGCGTTGGATTTTGATGTGGTCTTCGCCCAAGCCCATCGCTTCGGTCATGAGCGTTGCCAACTCCCTCGAATCGTCCTTGAATTTATATTGATCGCGGAACAAGTGGTCCGTGTCAATTTCCTCCGGGAAACAAGGGGCTTCGTTTTCGGGGAAGTCGGCAATGTCAGGAAATTCAAAATTCATAATTGAACGCCTCAATGTCTGGCCCAAACCACCTTTCGATATGGTTCCTCGCCTCTTGGGTGTAGTGCCTTCGGTAATCCTTCGACACGCCATCGCCTTGGTTGGACCGCCCCAACGGCGGCACGGTGATGTCCCAAGGGCCAAGCGTGTCGGCATAGAGCTTCGTCAGCTTTTCCATCATGAGAATCTTGTCAACGCCTATCTTGCCGTTGAGGTTGATTCCCCATTCAAGTTGAGCCGTCCGGGTCAAGACGCTGTCCCCCTCATGCGGGGTTTGGGTGAGCCAAGGCACGAAGCCCGCTCGGCAAACTTTCTTATCAAGCTCTGTGTTGCGTTCCTTGCCCTCGTAATGCCAATCCAACTTGCGGAGCCGGTGGCGGTACAAGGACAGCATCCGCGCCCACGGATTGCGGACCACCATAAAGACCTTCATACCCTCGAAAGGAATGTCGGAATTGGTCTCGCGCAAAAGCTCTTGGATTTTCCAATATGGGAAGTGGTTGGCGAAGGCTTGGTTGCGGACCTTGCGGTGCGCTTCATCAATGGCGTCGAAGTCGCGGAAGTCCGGCACCGCCTTTTTGAGATTGGCCCGGATGCTGGTCCCGGCGTTTTTCGGGATGTGAATGAACGCGACTTTCTTTTCGAGGCTATAGATGCTCATGGTCAGTATGCTTTGTCATGGTGCGCCTTTGGACTCGGCCACGGGTTAATCAAGGTTGGGTTGTCTGAAAAGAGGATGACCGCCAAGCCGCCGACCACGAAAAAGAGGACAAACCACTTTACCATCATTTTTCCCTTGACCTCCCCATGGAGTTTGTTTATTGTGGTCAACATCATTCAACAACAAAACGACGGAGAGACCAAATGCAAAAGCGAATCAACCCCGGACGTTCTTACGCCCCTGTCGTCATTTCCAAGTCCCCCGACGCCATCATGTATGCCCACCGTGGCTTCGGCGTCTTCATCACGAATTAAATTATTGAAGGGAAATACCATGAAACTCTCTATTGACAAAATCTACACTGAGGCCGCCAGGATGAAGGCAGAGGGGCGAGACCACGAATATACGCTCCGCGCCATTAACCGAATGTGGCATTTGCTGAAAAGTAGAAAGTGGACACATCACACTCCCGGCGCGATTGCTTTCTGGACATTTTTCAAACGCAACGGAGAGACCAAATGAACATCTTGACCGAATAAGCTCCCCTCTCTCCCAACTTAACCCCGCTTCGGCGGGGTCTTTTTTTGTCAACCACTAGGCCAACCCCAAAAAACGCCGTACAGACAACACAAGGCAATCACCCCCAAGGCACAAGACTGTATGGTATCCGCACCAACGGACCTCGTAGCGCCTTCTGGCGGCATCCTCGTCGTCCACCTATCCGTCCCCCGCTAGTTGCCGCCACGGCTGACCCGTTTCCATCTCTTCCGCCGTCCATTGGGCATAGGCCAGATCATAGGCCCATTGCTCCCGGTCGAGCATGGGCGGGTTGGCAAGCGCCTCTTTGGTGATCTCATGGGTGGCAACGCCCCAAGCGATGCAGCCGGGGTCCGCCGCAAATATCGGGATGCCCTCAAGGATCGCCATCGCTGACGATGTCGAGTTGAACGTGATAACCGCCTTTGCCCCGGCCAAGTCTTGCTCCCAAGTGGTGTCCCGTTCCGGCACTCCATAATCGACCTTCCCCTTCACGTCCGGGTGTGGTCTGAAATAGACCGGCGCGTCGGTCAAGCTCTCGACCAACTTGATGGTGTCTTGGACCCATTTGGTGTGATTGGAATGTTGGACGGAAGCGTCCCACGGCACTTGACCGCAGACAAGGAAATATTCTCCGTTGCGCCACGGCTTGATTTTGGTCTTGAGCTTCTTCCAGCGGTCCGGCTTGGAGTTGGCGTTGCCGAAGCATCCCAAGCCATTCAGACCGTCGAGGGCGACCCCATAATATTTGTCCCGTTGGATAAAGCCGCGCTCAAGGATGATGATGGGCTTGCGCTCACGGAAGCGATGCTCGTAAACAATCGCGCCACGGTCATAGCTTGCCGGGACTTGACGCTTGCCGACCCCGAAGATGACGGCAATATCGCATGGCGAGTAACCGTTTTTAAGCGGCAGAATCCTTGCTTGCGGTATCCCCTTCGCCATCGCGTTGAGATGCTTGACGTGATCGGCTGGCTCGTCGGGGACGAAGACGTTGACGCTTGGCGTCTGCGGCTTGCTTGCGGTACTCATTTTTCTTTTCCTTCGGCAGTCGCGCCCACCATCCGGAAGATTGATCGGTCTCTTGCTTGGCGGCTATGGATATGGCGTCCATCTGAAATCACCTTTTTGATTGTCTCGACAACTTCATCCACCTTGATGTTGTGCATCGACTCTTGGCAATCGGGACACTCGTTCCAAGTGTTCCCGCAACCGTTCCCGTCTGCATGGCGGATATTGGTTTGGTCATCATAACCCAGAATGTCGGGCGAGGTATAGTGGCCCCATAAAACGACCGCTGGAACGTCAAGAGCCGCCGCCGCATGGTGAAGTCCCCCTTCGGACGTGACGACCGCTCCCGCGCAAGCTAGGATGCCACAAGCCTGTCTAAACGTCGGGGTCATGACATGATGGACACGGTCGAGGACATCCCCGCCCGACATCTGGATAAACTTCACATCCGGAAGGGCATCGACCACAGCTTGCCAACGATCCCAAGGCCATGCCTTCTTATTCGGCCACGGCTTGTCGGCAACGTGCGGTTCGATCACAAAAAACGGGTTGGGCAACCGGAGGGCGATTTCGCTGGCGGCGGACTTCTCGTCGTTGTTGAAAAACAACTCCCCCTTCGGAGCCTTGAAGCCCTCCGCCCACGCGAACTTCGTATATTTCAGCGCCTTGCCGTCCGCCTCTTTCTCCGTCTTCTCATAGTCAAGATAGACCCGGCACCCCGGATAATCGGGGATGCAAACCATATCCTTCACCGGCTCGTCCGGCTGGACAATGATGGGGTTGTTGAAAAAGACCTCCGACCAATGGACGGAAATCTTGTTGTTCTTGGGGTCGTGATAGGTGCCGGGATTCCCAAAGACCAGCTTGGCCTCCGGGTACTGGTCACGGATGGCGCGAGCCAAGCCGGTCCCCATGAGGTCGTCACCGTATCCCACGGCTCAGTCTTCCCGGCGATATGCGAAGGTTGGGCCGAACTCCAATGGATCGTCGGATGAAACGGAAGCACTTGCATAAAATACACGCGCTTCATCCGGCTCCCACTCACCTTGATTCGGAAGGTTGTCCAGTGTTGACGCTTGCGCCGGTCTGGCTTTGGCCGGTTTAGACTTCACCACCCCATGCGCGACAACGGCGACCGCTGCCGCCTTGGGGAGCAATGCGCCCACGGCTCGAAAGAAACCTCGTCTTGTGAAGTCAGTCATTTTCCCTGTCCTTTAAATCCGGTGGGCGGCGATGAAAGCCGCATGACACTTCCATCAAACCGGCAAAGGTTCCACACCCGCCCACCGAAACCGTTAAAGCGCCGCCATCAAATCCTCTGCTTGTTTCTTGGAACGTGGCGCGGTCCCCGTTTTGGTTTGGACATACCGCCGCGCTTCGGGCCACCGCATCTTGCGCCAATCCTTGACAACTTCGACCTTGACGGCTTTCGGTTCCGGCGTTGGAACGGCGGCAATCACCGCGCTCTCGTCAGAGGCGACCATGTCTTCGGTAGGTCGGTCCGCCAAGACCTTCCAATTGGAATCGCGCTTGGGGTCATAGTCAGACTTGTTCCAAATCCGGACCTCGCCTGATTTCTTATTCTTCAATTCTACTGTGGGGACTCTTGCCATTTACCTTCTCCTGTTATGCGAGATCGTATATCAGCCCCCCGGAAAAGTAAAGGCTCCGGCTTGTCACCAAGAGCCTTTACTCCCCCATTGGCGCGGGACAGGGAAGGCGACCGGCCAAATGGGTATCCCTTGGCGAAACCATGTCTCACACAAGGGGTTTCCCTTGCGGCGTGATAAGCGTCGGCTTGATAGCCGGACCGCCCGCCGTAACCTTTCTTTCGTTATAAGCTCGCTCGTCATCCCGCGACCACGCTTGTCGGGCCGGATCTTCGCGGCGGAATTTATCAATGTCAGATTGAGCCGCCGAAAAGTTCACTTCCTCGTCGGTCGCGTTGCCTCGTTGGACATAGACCACCGCCCAACCATCCCACTTTGAGATGTCCCGCGCATAGTCTGTTTGATTGAGCTTTACCACCCGCCCGGTGGCACGATTGCGGAGCTTGATCGTCGGTAACTTTGCCATTTGCTTCCCTTAAAAAAGGCCCGGAACAGCGTAAACCATTCCGGGCCAATCGTAGCTCACCGGCAGAGGGGTCTTAACCAGCGATTCGGACGCCAAACTCCGGACGGATCAACTTGGTGCCGTACAGAATGTCGAATTGGAAGGCGTTTTGCTTGTGCTGACGGACGACTTCCAACCTCATGGTGAGGCCGGTTTGGTTGTCCACCAAGACCGATTGCGGATTGCCGCCGGTCAAAGCGCCCACCGCATCTTGTAGCGGTCGCGTGACGTAAACGAAAGCGCCGCGATTGAACGCGAGGTTGACAACGTGGGTTGCCTTTAGGGTGATCGCGGAGGTCGAGGAAGCGATCACTTGCAGAGCCGGTGCAATCGTGAGATTGACGCCGGTTGACGTGATCGTGTCGGCCGACGTGGCGGTGTAGGTCTGACTATCACCAGCAATCGTGAAGACATCGCCAAGAACGATGGTCTTGGAGCCAACGCCCGACTTGAACATCAACGTCGAAACGCCGATAGCCGTGGTCGAGCCAACCGTGATCGAAGCGTCAGCCGTGCCGCCGGTATGAGTGACGACATTCTGCGACATGAAGTGATCCATGCCGAACTTCCGACCAATCTCGCCTTCGATTTTCACCGGGCGGTCATCGGATTTTTCGACATCGGAATAAGCCGCAAGCTGTAGAGCTTGGCCTTCCGCCGTGGGATCAAGAACAACACGCCGGTCGTTCATCGGCGCGAGTTGCTGGTTCAAGACCTTTCTGGCATCCGTCGCGGAAGCAACGGTCGAAAACGGGACGGTCGCGGCGGTGCCGACATAACCGTAAATGCCCGTATAGTTGCCGTGGATCGCAACGTCGAGATTGTTGGCAAGCGCCCGCGCAGCCTCGGAAGTCTGCATGGGGATGAAATGCCGGTTGCGGTCGATCTCTGCAAGTTCTTTATCGGTAAGGTGAAAATCCGTCATTTTCCATTGGTCGAGGGAAATCTGGACGAGGGACGGAGCCTTCGACGCCGGGGCTTTCAACACGTTGCTAACGGCGACGGTCGAGACCGCTTGTGTTTTGGGAATCGGCACGTCAACGGTGCTACCCTGCATCGCGCCGGTTGCCGAAAAATCGGTGTTGACTAAGCGGGGCATAACAGCCGCTTCCCGCAAAGCCATGAGACCTTGAGCTAGAATCTTGTCAAGGATGTTTGTAAGGGTGTTCGCCATTGCGAAGGTCTCCCATCAAAAGAGTTGACCAAGTCGGGCCACTGACCCTTTCTAACGGAAGACCACTGATCGTTCCGGTGCGAACCTTACGCCAGAACGTACCTAATGGTCAATAGTCATTGAGCCATCTGCAATCGCGGCGATATTGTCCCCGGCATGGACGGGAGCGACAACCTTCGCGCCACTGAACGCCGACGAATCGCTCCCCGGCGCACCACCCCCTTTATTCGGCTCGAAAAGATGGGGTGATTCAGCCGCCAAGGTCTCGACCCATTCGCCAATCGAAAGCGCCTCGCCTGACTTGCCATAGACTTCCTCTTCGCCGTTCATGGCGGTTGGCTTGCCGTCCTTCAGCGACCACATCCCGGTTGCCCGCCCCTTGATGTCCGGCAAGGCTTCCTTCCGCGCACCCTTGGCGAGAGCAGCGTCCTTGATGGCGTCATAGATTTTAATATCGGCAAGCTCGCCCGTCAGAGCGGTTGACCCGGCGGTCAATTCTTCGATGACCTTGTTTTTAGCCGCCATCTGCTTTTCAAAGTCGGTCTTCATCTTGACGACCTTGTTGTTGACAAGCTCGTCAATCTTTCCGGCGTCGATCATCTTTTTGTCGCCCGCCTCTTCCGCCGCTTGCATTGCCGCCCGCGCTTCTTCGGGGTCGATGTCGCCATATTTATCTTGTATCGCGGCCAACGCCTTCTCGGCATCAACCCGCTTTTTATCGACCTCGTTGGCCGTCTGACGGACCTTCGCCACTCCGGGGTGTTCTTTGATTTGACCGAAGTCCAACTCGAATCCGTCGCCGGTTTTGGACTTTACATAGGCGTCCCGGATGTCTTCGTGGACATCTTCCAAAGAATCAATTTTCAGTTTTAACTTAGCCATTAGGACACTCCCTATTTGACTTGGACGATCTCCCGAAGGAATTTATCGTCACGTTTGGATAATGCCGCCGCGAGCGAATCGCCCAAGACTTCGACTTCGTCTGCCTTGATCTTTTTCGCCACGTCGGCGGCGCTTGCTAATTGGTCGGGTCTGGTGAACCAAGGCGTCCCGTCAACTTGCCCTTGGTCGGTCATGTATTGGTCATCATGGGTCGGCACTTTGACGAGATCGGAATAATGCGACCCGCCTTCTTTGCGCCACCCAAAGTCCGTCCCTGCCATGATTGGCTTCTTGAAACCCATGTACTTTGCCAAAGCCAGAGCGCGGTTGGTGACAGTAAACCCGCCGCACATCACGTCTGCATAGCCATCGAAGTTCTCACCATAGATTTCGATCTCTTGCTTGACCATGCCGACCACCGGACAAAACTCATATCCATCGTTCATCGTTGTGATGACATACTCACCCTCGACAATGGCGTGTTGATTGTTGCCGCAGTCATGCAACATCCCCTTTTCATAATCCGGCTCCCCTTGCCCGCAAGCAGAGTGGAAGACATGGACTTCACACCCGCCTTCGATAAGGTAATCAAAGAAGTCCGGGTGACAGGACGATGCGACACAATAGATCACATCCTTATTGATTGGAGTCCGGGCAATCTGCCTCTCGCCGCCGGGGTCCATGCTCACCGCATATTTGGCCTTGATCCCCTTGCTCTTGAGAAACGGGATAGACTCTTTCAGCGCGATAACGGTATGCGTCTTGGCAAGATGCTTGATTTGGCGAAGGATGGATTTGTTCTTGAGCGTTGGCCCCGTCGAGCAAATGACACAGTCTTCCCCGGCGTGTCGATCCTTCTCGACATGGGTGAGATTCAGACTTGCCGCATACTTGATGAACGGCAGAAGGCTTGGCGCATCCTTCGGCCTCTCAAACTTTATCGCTTGAACCATGCCCCGCTTTGTCTGCCATTTTGCCAGAAACGTCAAGGGGTGCATTCGACCGGGCTGAAAAGTTTTTTCCGAAAGTTGTTGACTCCCCCACCAATATGTTTATTCTAGTCAACATCAAACAACGGAGAGACAACATGAAACACTACCAGCTCAAACACACCGCCAAAGGTTCTTATCTTTACCTTGTCGATGGCGATCTCAAAACGGCCGTTGATGGCACCCGCTCCGCCGGGGGAAATTATTGCAAAGTAAAGACCCAAAATTCCCTTCGCAAATTCGGCGAGAAAATGGCCAAAAGCAATGGCGTATCGTTCACGGAGAAAACGGTCTAATATCCCGAAATTGTGTCAATCCACTGGAAAGGAAATGTTATGGCTGCATTGAATGAAGTACGGCTTACCATCAAATCTAAAAATCGTAAAGTTGGCCCTATGCCCGTCCCCACCAAAGTTCGCGGACGCAATGGCGGATTTTATCTCACCCTTGAGGGAGCCGGATGATGCCCATGAATATGCGCCAACTCCGCAAGATCATCAAAGGCAACCCGAAGGTTGACCAGAACATCGACCTCGACGGGGACGAGGGCTTCCTTCTCTATCTGAATGATGGATGGAATTGGGAAGCCGGTGATCCCGGTTGCCACACTCGCGGATGGCCTTGGCATGAAGCGACCGCCAAAGAAATCCGGTCCGACCTCAAGTATCTGGCCCCGTGCGATGGATCGTGTGGGTCTGACGAATGCAAGCAACTTTTCAAGGGAGAGACCAAATGAACCCGCTCAAGTTTACCGCCGAATGTGTCGCCGTCGCGGCGTACTTTTATGGCCTTTGTTGGCTCTTGCCTCTGGCCTTCGACATCATCACAACGCTTTGACAGGAGAAAGACCGTGAAGATCACATTCGTCGTCGCAACCGACGACAACCGCATCCACCTTGTTCAACATGATACCAGCTTGGTCGAGCGCCCACCGTTTGCCAAGAAGACGCAAATCAATGTCGAGCGGGAATGGAGCCGATACATCAAGGCCCGCCCCGACGTTCTGACTCGCTTGGGTGGGGATGCCCCGTATGATGAACCCTCGCTCTTGGGTGCCTTGGACGGAGCCGTCACTTGGTTTGAGGGTTTGGACAAAGAGCCCTGGGAAAGGGAAATGGACGACTTGGAGATCGGCGTTTAGTAAAGAAATTTCTTTGGGTCTTCCACAGGGATTTCGACGCCGGTCCGGAGAGCTTCTTTCATTGCCTTGATTATTGATTCCTCTGACGGGTATCTAGCCATTGTCGGAAGCTCTCCGAAGGTCTCCCCGTACTCTGTGAGCCAATCACTTAGACTTCGATCTGCCACTTCTCAATATTCCTTCCGCCTCGCGCATCGTTCCGGGTGCCAAGTGCTTCATGTAGGTTGCCCAAAATGGATTCTTGTCTGCCAAGAAAGTCGTCGCGTTGGAGAATGCTTCCATTTCTTGAAGACCAACACCCTCTCCATAATAGCCCTTTATTCTGTGACCATACCCGGCATGGTTCTTTGTGATCGCTCCGAAGAAGTCAGCGACCTTGCCGACGTTGCCCTGTCTATAATAGGCGTTCCAATCAAGAATGTCATTGACCATCATCCCGGCATCTTTCCGCTCAAGCGAAACCAAGACTTGCGTCAGCTTGTGGCGGCTGGTCGAGAAGGTATCGAAGCCATTATCAATCTTTAGCGCCGCCTCAACGTCAGCCAAGTCCATCCCGAAGGCATCGAACTTCTCTTGGAACCACTCGCGCTCCAACCGATGCTTCCCTTTCCGAAGAGGCGAGGACTCAGACGCCTTGCGCCTTGCGATGGTCAACTCTGCAATGCGCTCGTTCGCATCAATATGGTTTTGGGCCAACCGCATCTTTGCTTTCACCGTCGCCGCCCTTGAATCGAAGAACCTGTCATCTTTGGAAAAGAATGCCGACCCTGCTTGCGAGTTGTTCTTGATAAGCACCCCACGGTCTTTCTTCATCGCTTTCTTGTAGGCGGGGCTTTCAGTGGCATATGAGAATCCGGGTGCCGCCGCATCATGGTCAATCGCATGGCCGACCTCATGCCGCCATGTCCCTTCTGTGCGCCGGACGGAATCCGTGGGGTCTTTGATCCCCATATGAATGCCCCCCGTCCCCGGATTGTAAAAGCCATCCTTGTCTTTTTCTGGCTTGAGAAGGTGGAGTTGTTTCAACGCCAAGGCGGCGTTCTTGATATAGGCGGGCGCATCGCCAAGGGCGGCTTCATGGAGCTTGCCGACTTCAGTCGAAGCGTCGAAGGCGGCGTCTATCATGCCCACTTTGATGGGAGCTTGCGGGACGCCAGAGACAATCGACATCCAAGGCTTCTCATTCTGGCGACGAATCTCGTCCAAGGTGAACGCCCGCCCCGTCGAGTTGTCAACGAATCGGGTGAGCTTGACGTTGCCCTCACGGAACAACCGTCCCTTGGTCGAGCCAAGAACCTCGTCTTGGAACTCCGGAGGTTGGCGCTTGAGCCATTGCTGGTAAGATTGGGTGCGCGGCACTTGTCCGTTCATCGAAGCGCGGGTGTTGCGCCGGATGCCCTTGATTTGCTCCGGGGTGAATCCTTGCTTCGCCAAGTTCTTTTTGAATAGCCGGTTGATGTCAGCCGCTCCGCGCCCCGGCTTCAATGCTCCCGGCCTTGCCAGTTCATCCCATGACTTCATGACCGGCGTCATGATCGACCGACAACTCGGATGTGCCGGTGGGCGCGGCCCACTGTCCAAGGGGAATGTCCGCCCATCTCTCGCTTGGCAAATGGCCGACGTGCGCCCGTCGAGGGTCGCCGTCCACCGGAGCTTGTCCACGATGTCAGAGTTGGCAGAGTAGAGGGCTTGCCGCGATTGGTTGGCAACGTGGTTGACATGGGTCCGAACCAAGGTCTCCGCCGACCGTCTCGATACGTCTTCGGCTTGCCGGAAGCGCCGGACCATGTCTGGAATGCCGTCGCCCTCAACGACCCCCAGATTGACGGCACTTTCCAACCGACCCAAACGGTCCCGGCCAAGCCTTGTGAACCACCTACGGAGCGATATGCCGCCTACACCACGCTTCTGGACGAGAGTTCGGAGGACTTCGGGCGACGGACGGAAGTTTTCGAGGTCAACGCCGACCGCCTCATTCAATCGCTTCAATGCAAGGCCGACCTCTTGCTTTGCCAGACCATTGAGGTTCTTCGACGTGGTCTTGTGAAGAGCGTTGATAAGATCGCGGTTTTGCTGGCGGATGGCGGCGAGGATTGAGGTCAGACGCTTGGACCCCTTGGTCGCGGCGGCGGCGGGTCCAAGACGGGCGACTCGTTGGGCAATCCGCTCGACCAAGTCCTTTTCAGCGGCGTCGAGGATCGCGGTCGCTTCATGGGCGGACGACCCGCCGAATCTGATCAGGAAAGTTTGGTGGCGGTTTCCGGCGTCAAAGAGCGAGTCGTTGACATTTGGCATATTTCATTATTGATCCACGGAACGTGATCTCACTTGTGGTCCAGGTCTTCGGTCTTGGAGAACCAGACCGGAGTCTCAGGCCCGACCCAGGCACCGAACGACTTGATTGGTGTTGCCGTCATATCTACCCATCGGAGGAATCCTCGTCCTCGTCGTCTTCCCCGTCGATGTCCTCGTTGGTCATGCCTCTTGTGAATTGGTCTGCGCCGCTTTCGATGTCTTCCAGCCAATCATCCAAAGTCCAACCGTCCGGTATGCGCTCGCCGTCCTTCAGTGCCTTGAAGAATACCTCCGGACCAATTGTGCCGCTCTGGAAAGCGGAGACGAGTTGGACAAGCTCCGCGCCGGTCAATTGCATCGAAGTGAAGTCCTTGTTCAATTCAAACTTGACATCCGGATCGTCGGCACCGTTCCACCACGTCATGATCTCCAAGACTTTCTTTATCCCTCGACCGACCGTGTCAGCAATCGACCCCAAGAGCGAGTTTTCGCCCCGGTGCCGCATAGCCATCGCCGCCGCCGCCTCGACGCCAGACTTCTGGTCTTCAAGAATCCGCGCACCAAGAATCGCCATGCGCTGTTCTTTGGCTTCCATGAGCTTGACCAAAACTCCCATGTCGTCGCCGCTCACAGTCAAGACCATTGCCGTCCCACCTTCATCCAGACGGAGAGCGTTGCGCGACCCGACCTCAAACTCGCCGGGAGTTTCTTCGCCAAGCCCGCGACCGCTGATAACGTACATGGGCAAGCCAGTGAAGAAAGCGCCCTCCTCCAACTCTGCGGATGTCCGGTAGTGGGAAAGATTGGTGTCAACTAAATCAAGAATCGGCGGCTTCTCGACCGAAGGCGTCAAATTGGTTGGGCCAAAGAAGACAAACGGAATCTTGGTCAGCGGCTCGCCGCGCTGAAGCGGGACGACTTGGCCTATTTGGACAATTTGGTTTTCGCCCTTTTCGTTTTTGACTTCCTCGAAAAGCGTTTGGACATAAACTTTGGTCTCACCAAATGAGCCGTCACCAAGCACCCCAAGCTGTAAGACCCGCCACCTCTTCCGGGTTTCGGTCTTAAATTCATCGTCGCCCTTGTGTGCCTCGCGGAACTCGCGGAGGACAACCATCGTCGTTACTGGCTCCCGCTCGATATGGGCTATCCGCCAATTGATGATATTCTCCGCCGTATAACCAGCCGCAAAGGGAAGGTTGTCGTCATCGGCCACATCGACAAGCACACCGTACCGGCCAAGGATCAGAACTTCCCTGCCAACCGACTTTGCAAACGTGGCGAAGTCCGCGCCTTGAATCGTGAGCTTCGACAGAAGCTCCTCTTGGCCTTTGGGAATCTTGACATTTGGCTCTTTGCGAAACACCGCCCCAAGCAAGCCATCGACAGTCCGGGTGGTTGCCGGGTAAAATTCAGCTCGCATGATGTAGCTCGAAAAGTCTTCGGCGGTGTGGCCGTTTGGCTTGGGCAGATACAAGGACTTCCTCGCCTTGACCTCGTCCGAACCAGCGACGGCATCGCGGATGCGCTCCCACTTTGGAGCAAAGGCGGAATATTCTTGGTGGGTTGAATCAACTGGCATTCGATCACGCTCTAACGTGTAGCCTTTCCATTCCCACGTCCCGGAGCATAAGCTCGGTCACAGCCCACACTATAGCATCAAGCCGGTTGGGGGAAGGCATTCCTGTATTCGGCTCCCAAGTGCAAAGCTCGTCTTCGGCCAAGGGGAAAATCCCGACATGATGAACCCGCCTTTGTTCATAAAGTGCTGCCACTGGCTCCGCTCTCGCCATCTTGCCCCGCGAAGCATAAAGTTTCTTGTATGCGATATTCCTCTGGATTGCCCTCAAACCCATTTCGATCCAATCCCCGCCGTGGTTTGATTCAGCAACAATCCGGTCGGCTTCCCACAGATTGTAGGCGTTGATCGCTTTAAGGCACGTCTCATGAGGCGTCAGGCTCCCGGTGAAGTCCTCGAATATATAACCGTGACCATTGACCCCTAACCCCGCAACGATGATCCCTGCCTCGTCAGCGGTATCGGACTTCGTCCCGGATGGATCGACGGAGACGATTGTCCGCTTCATTGCTGGATAGTCAGTCACGCGACCGTCGTCAAGCCAAGATCGCTTCCACAAGGCTCCCTCGACATCGTCAAGGATTTCTGCATAAAGCTCTTGTCGGCCAAGCCGGGTGCCTTCATATTTCTCTTTCAGTTTCTTGAGAGCCTTCGGCGCGAGATTGCCCTCGTTCTCAAAAGTATGGCCCTTGGTGACGTGCGTCCCATCGTCCTTGACCAGCTCACGAATCAACGGAAGCGGTCGCGGGGTCGTCGTCACCACGGTTTGCGGGTCTTCGCCCAACCGGAGACCGAATTGCAATTGGTCCCATGCTTCTGGATACCGCCATGCGGCAAGCTCGTCTGCCCATGCACGATGGAATTGCGGGCCGCGAAGACGATTCGGTTCGATAGCTGCGAAGCCTTGGATCAACGACCCGTTCTCGAAACGAAGCTCGCTTGTGCCAGAATTATACGCCTTGCCGGTTTTCGCCAACGCTTGTTCCGGGACCACGGCGTTGATCCCGGACGGTCCCTCGAAACAGACCCGCCTTAGATCGCCCGCCGTTGGTGCGACGACTGCATAAATGGATTCGGGAAATGCCAAGCAATAGGTCACGGCGTCTTGTGCGCCCGTCAACGTCTTCCCCCACCCTCGACCGGCAAGGATCAACCAAGTGTCCCAAAACCCCTTCGGGGTCCGTTGCTTATCTCTGGATTGCGTTTTCCATCTAATGCGGTTTTCGAGAGTTCTTTTTGATGTCGCCTTCAAGTTGGAATAGGTCGGCAATGGCGCTTGCGAGGTCGTCGTCAGCTCGTTCATCTGTTACCTTTGTGCTATCCGTGTATTCGCCAAGCGCGAGCCGCCCGACCCTCTGACTTGCGGAGACGGCGTTGGCGAGCATCGTCAGCGAGGTCGGTGAGAGCGGGTCCATGTCCGGCTTCGCCAAGACCAACTCTTCCACTATCTCACTATTTCTAATGAAGCGGACCATGCGATCCTCTTGGGCAGCTTGCCGCCGGGTCTCCGCATTGTTGATGATCCGACCAATTTGACCAAGGACCGCCGTCGCCAGATTAAGCGCCCGCGAATCGAAGTCGATCAATTGAGCCGCGAGCGTTTTTCTTTTCTTGGCATCCACCTCTGCCCGGAGCTTGGTCTCGAAATCTTCCCGTTGCTTCACCCACCCGTCAGCCGAACTCCGGTTTTCCAATGTCCGGATGCCAACCCCTAAATCAGCCGCCAAGGTTTCAAGCGTTGGATGGACTCGCTTGCCGGTGTCGCTCTCGACGCCCTGCACATAGAGGTCGCGGGCTTGCCGCCATTCATCGACCGTCAAGTGAACCTTTTTCCGCTTTGCCATTTTTCCCCCATGTCAGACCGTCGCGGAATCAATACCACACAGCCGCCGAAATGGGAAGTCAACGGAAGCCACCCCCCCCCTATGGCGTCAGAACCGCAAGACAGCCGTCCACCCACCCGCAAATCTTTTTTTCAAAAGGGGTTGACACCCGCGCTGATATGTTTATTGTGGTCAACATCAATTGAACAACAACACAATCACACGACGGAGAGAGACCAAATGTTAAATCAAGATTACACTTTCGGAGTAGAGATTGAGTTCAAAGGCGCACGTCTCGCCACGGTCGCCGCCGCTCTTAACGATGCGGGCATCCGGGCCAAGGTTCACGGCTACGGCTCCCACGCTCCCCTCACCTCTTGGAAGCTCGTCACCGACGCCACCGTCACCTCAAGCGGTTACAATCATCGTTCCGGCGAAGGCATGGGCGGCGAGTTGGTTTCCCCCATCCTTAAAGGCGAAGCCGGTCTTGCTAAATTGACCGCCGCCCTTGACGTTTTGAATAGCATCGACGGCGTAAATGTTGACCGCGCTTGTGGCGTTCATGTCCATCTTGGCCGGGTTGACGGATGGACCGCCGCCCATGCCAAAAACATTTACCTTCGCTATGCTTCTTTCGAGACCGACTTTGATAGTTTCATGGCGGCTTCACGGCGCGGCTCAAACGGTCGTTATTGCGCCTCTCTCATTTCCCGTTACGTTACGATGGTCGATGAATATTATGGCGACTCGCTCCATGCTCTCATGAACCGGGGCGGCGGCAAATTCATGAAGGTGAACCTTTCGGCCTTGACCCGTAACAACAACGGCACCATTGAGTTCCGCCACCATAACGGTTCGACGGACCCCATCAAGCTGACCAATTGGGTCCGCCTCTTGGTCGCCTTTGCCGACGCTTCCAAAACCATTTCTTCCGGCGCGGCCACCGGCTCCCATAACTACAAGGCCAAGCGGAAGTCCACCACCTACGCCGCCCTTCGGGAGCAAGTCGAAGCTCATGGCGGCTCGTTCAAATATGCCGGTGGTAAGAATTGGAAAATTTCCGGTGCCAACGGTGTCGAGCGGGGTTGGGTTTCAGAAGAGTTGACCGACATCTATGTTGCTTCCGACTCCTACGACCTCGACGCCGAAAAGTTCTCGACCTTTTGGGCGATGACCTTCGGCAACGATCCCTTGGAAGCCGACCACATTTTCAAAGATGTTGATGGCGCGGTGGTTTCTTTCTTCCGCTCTCGCATCGCACATTTCGCCAACGCTTAAACACTTGACCAACGGAGAGATCAAATGACCACCGAAACAATTTACATGGCCTATGGATCGAACATGAACCGGGACGCCATGAAGGTCCGCTGCCCCGCCGCCACTTACCTTGGCGCGGCTTACTTCCCCGACCACCGTCTCGTCTTCAAAGGGGTTGCCGATATGATCCCCGCCGAAGGCTTCAAATGCGCCGTTGCTCTTTGGCGATTGACCCCGGCTTGCGAGAAGGCTCTCGACCGCTACGAAGGCTTTTGCGGTGAAGACCCGTTGCGCGGTCTCTATCGTAAGGAATATTGGACGGCTGACGGCAAGACTTATATGGCCTATGTAATGAACCGGAAGCATGTCGGACCGCCGTCTGACGGCTACTACAAGACGATTGAGGAAGGCTTTGATGATGCCAACGTGCCGACGATCTTGCTCAAGGAAGCGCGGGACCATGCCTTCGCCAACGAGATGCCCGACCCTCATGTCTCGAAACGGTGGGGCAACTTCTGGACGGAGCTTGCCGCCAAGAATGCCGTGGAAAAAAGCAAGGTTGTCTTCGGTAGCAAGTTCACCCCGACCAAGCGGCAAGCGCCAAGTCAAGTCAAGATTCCCGGCTGGATCGCCAACCGCCGGAAATGCGCTTCGGGGTCCATTGGCTAACCATCCCCGGCATGGGAAAAGAAAGGTCGCCCTTCGGGGCGGCTTTTTTTTCATGCTTTGCACATTGCGACAAGCGCCTTGGCTGGCTCGTTGCCAAGCGCCTTTTTGACAAGGTCCGCTTCGGCATCTGCGAAGACGAGGTTGACACGATAGAAGCGCGAATCCTTGGCGACCATCTGACGCTCTTCTTCGGTCTTCGCCGCCGCCATCTTTTTTTCCATCGCTCGTTGCTGCTTCACCGCCTCTGGTGACATGCCCCTTGTGAGCTTGCCGTCGCCGGTTTCATATTCCTTGCCCTCGACCGTGTCGTCTGGGGCCACGTCGGTCGGCACCCATGCTTCTGAATAATCCTCGTCGGCCAAGGCGTCGGTCACAGAGATGTCGTCCAAGAGCTTGTTCATCTCGACATCGTCCATCATGAGGCTCTTCTGCGCCCAATCAATTGCACCGACCTCTTGCAAGTCCTTGAGAACTTGCGCGGTCAATTCGATGTCTTCCGACCCTCGCGCTCTGTTGTGCCTCAAGGTGGCGATTTTCGCTTGCTCAAACGTCATGGGCGTGATGACGATGGGAACCTCCGCATATCCAAGCGCGATTGCACAGCGCCATCTATGCTCCCCGTCAACGATCCGGAACTTGCCGCGCTGCTTCGGATGTCTGACGACGATAATGGGTTGAGTGAATCCGTCCTCTTCCATCGACCGCTTGAGCAATTCAAATTCCTTGTCAGATTGCCGGTTTGGATTGTAGCTATTGGCGACGACTTGGGTGTGCTTGACATATCTGACCTCAAGCGCCTTGAGCTTTTTTGCTTTGACCTCGACCGCCTTTCGGCCCTTGGTTTCTGATTTCGGCTTTGTCATTTTCAATCTCTGTAATGTTTCCAATATGTTGAAGACAGATTATTCGGACCGCGCAATTCCTTCCCGCCCTTCCAATCAAAATCAAGAGGCGACTGACCGCCAATGAACCACCGCGCCGTCCGGGATCGCGGCGTTCTGTCATTGCCAATCAATGATGGAGCGTGTCCCTCATGGTCAGCCAAGGATGGGGTCGGGCAAAAAACCTCAATCTTCTGCTTGACGCAAAACATCGCCAAGCGGGAATCATATGGCCGGAAGGTCGGATGGATATGTCTGTCACTCCAATCAAGAAACTTGGTAATCAGACTTTTTGGCAAGATCATCGCCACGCCCCAAGTGCCGTCTGGGATCATCACCCACCTTGCGTCCTCTGCTTTCGCCTTCTCACAAATCTTTCTGTTTGAGTATAGGGAGATTGGGTTGTCTGGCTTGGCAGCAATCAAGGCCAAGCATCCCTCCAAGAAATCCTCGCAGATCGTCGCGTCATCTTGCAACACGAGATGATGGCTCCCTGACGATTCCAACGCCCTTGTCCAACACTCTCTCGCCACCGGCCACGGGCCTTGCTTGTGCCAATCTTGAACCACCGTGAAGTCGAACAACAAATCTTGAATCTGCTTGACGCCAATCTTGCGGACCAAGCCCTCGACGCAAGCCCGACGCCGCTCGTTGAATGCCCCGTGCATGATTGCCATTGACAGCATCAAGTGAACCCCGGATTGCCGCCCCATGTCCCGGAGCCGGGTCGAAAAAAGTCAGGCTCCAATGGGGGGATCAATCCCTCTGCCTTTACGGCGAAGGGGTTGCCGTTATACATGATCTTTGCGAGCAACCGCCAAGACCCGTTCTTGCACCCACGCTTCGGCTTGATCTGGGGGAACGGCTCCGTCGAGGTCCGGAGATGTGCGCGGACAAGTTTCTCCATCACTGTCCTCGACCGCTCTGCAATCCAAACCTGTGGTGCCTCGTCAATGCACTCGCGCATAAAGCATTCTTCCCACGTCTCACCCGCTCGCCTGATTGGCTCGACCGCTCGCCGTCCGAATTGTGCCGCCGACCGAACACCCGGCGCTCTGTCGCTCACCCGGTCGAACCATTGGGGCCACGCCCTCGACGCCATTTGGAGAGTTTGGATTTGCGCCGCCGTCTGCAATGGCGGACCAATTCGCAATGCTGACCTTGTGACGCCCATCCGGAACATTGTGTTGTAGGCTGAATTGTAATCCCACCCGTTTTCCTTGATCGCCTTCCAGATGTGTCCGTCCGTCCAATCATAAATCGGGCGGACCGCATGAGCGCCGTGCTTGTTTGGCTTGGTGATGTGACCGCCTGACGAGATCAAGCCAATCTTGCGGCTTGGGCTTTCTTGGACCCTCAAGCCAACGACCTTCATCAACCGCTTGCCGTCTGGCACGGGGAAGCGTTCTTTGATGACGAGGGAGTCGATGTCCTTCTCCGGGATCGTGTAGCAAATCGACGGCGGCTTGCGGACCCACTCGTCTGGCTTCAACGTGGGATCAAAAACCCAGACATATGGCATCGTCCGGTTGAAGACATTTAAGACAGGTTGGTTGGCGGTGATCCAATGGAAGGCCACGTCCTTTCTGTCCGCCACCCGCTCGCAATATTCAAAGGTGCCGGGGAACATGATTTCCTCGTCGCGCATGATGATATTGACCGGCAATCTCCCCGCCCGCTTCGCAGCAATGGCGGCGATCTCCATGCACACAGTCGAGTCCTTGCCGCCCGACATCGTGATGACGACCGTATCGCCTTGCTCATAAAGCTCTTGAAGTCGGGCCACGCCCGCCTCGAAAACATCCCGGCCCGTGGGGTAGCTATGCGCGGGCATCGACTATCCAATAATTGCACCCCTCAAGATTCCCGGCGAGAGCCTTTTGCGCTTTGTAAAGCCCATTAATCGCCAGCCCGCTGTCCCCCGGAAGTGGGAACGTCAAGCCTGTGATCCCGACATTCATCCCACACAACATTTCTCTGACTTGGTGGGCGGAGTAATAGTGCAATTCTG